CGCATGTATCCTGCCTTTGCATTGGATATCCTTCGTGTGGCTGCGGGTGATGTATCCTATCAAGTCAAGACAGATGACTATGGAATACGATTTGTTCGCATACCGAAGTTCGATGTAGTTCAGACAGACGATAATAGTAATGTGCGTATCGCATTCTGGAACGAGTTCAAGAGATATTCCTTCACAGAGATAGACCAGATACCAGCGGGAAGTATTGCAATACTGGGCGCGACCTTCAAGGGGACATCTGTTGTATCAACCCCTGTCGGTGCGATGTATCCCCACGACATTCAGGCAAACCTGTTGAAGACGATGATTGATGGTGTGACTATCACACGAATGCCAGAGTTTAAGTTTTATGAACTTTTCACAACGATAGTGGTATCGATAGTGATACTATTCATGTTATCTAAACTCTCTATCGTGATTTCGGGTGGATTATTTGTGTTGATTAGTTCAAGTTTCGTGTATGGTGCATCACATATGTTTGATGTAACATATATGTTACTCGACCCAATCTTCCCCGTTATAACATTTGTTATAATCTTTGCACACGGTTCGTTTGTTCAGTTCTATACGCAGTTCAAAGCGAAACAAATGATTAAAGGTCAGTTCGGAACTTATCTAAGTCCTGACATGGTTGACATGTTAGCCAAAGACCCATCGCTGATGAAACTGGGTGGTGAACGCAAAGAGATGACATTCCTGTTTATGGATATCTGTGGGTTTACACCTATCAGCGAACACTACAAAAACAACGATGACCCCGAAGGGCTCGTGCATCTTATCAATGATTATCTGAATCAGATGACTAAAATCATTCAAGACAATGGTGGAACTATAGATAAGTATATGGGTGATTGCATCATGGCATTCTGGAACGCACCGTTACCTTGTCCCAACCACGCAGAGATGGCAGTGAAGTCTGCTATTCAGATTGAGGAAAAGACCAATGAACTTAGAAAAAAATATGAAGAAGCTGGTCTCCCTCCTATCAACGTGGGGACTGGAGTTAATACTGGGGATTGTATTGTTGGTAATATGGGTTCTGAATCTAGATTCGATTATTCTGTCATCGGTGACGCAGTAAATCTTGCAGCAAGACTAGAAGCCACTGCCGCACGGGGTGACTATATAGATTATAAGACAATCTATTCGAGTTATACGAAAGATTTGTTACCCGATACTATGTTGTCCAAGAAGATTGGAGATATCAAGGTGAAGGGTAAAGACGAACTAATTGAGATATACACGCATGGATAAGCAAAAGATTACAGGTTTGTTTCAGATTATAATGCCTCTCATCGCGGGGGTATACTTCTGGAACTATGGTATTGACCCAACATTACTAATTGCATCACTCGTCACAGGTTACCTATTCTACATCATTGCGATGGCAGGATACCATAGAATTCTGTCACATCGCGTGGTGAAGACAGGTAATATCTTCAAGACACTGTATAGTATCATCGGGTCAATCTCATTCACCGCTCCCCCAATCGCATGGGTGAGTATTCATACACTACATCACTGGTTCTCCGATACGGAACAAGACCCACACAGTCCTGTTCAACTGGGGTTGTTCAAATCATCTTTCATGTATTTTCATAAATCAGTCACCAAGATTGTCCAAGGCCTATCGTTTCGTGACCGTAAGAAACTTCTTGTGTCAATGAGTCATGTATCCAAAGACCCTGTCTTGTTGTTCTTCGAGAAATACTATCTGTTGATAAACCTGTTATATGCTACGATTTTGTTTGCAATCAATCCAAGTTATGTGATATACTTCTATGTCATTCCAGTCATCTATGGTCACATGGGTCTGGTGTGGACTATTATAAACCACGGTGGATTCTTGGGTGGCGAGAATAATAGTAAAAGGCACAAAGGTTATAATAAGTTTCTGGGCTGGTGGTTATTCTATGGCGAACAAAATCACTCTGACCACCACGATAATCCAAGTAGAGATGATGAGTTAAATATCATGTTAAGACGAGTTTTCGATGGTCAGAGTTCGAGATAACTTTTTAGACGAGAAAACTCTACAAGAAATTATTGATGATTCTGATGATTGGTTGATTGACGAATGTAGATTTGCTTCCAATTGTTATCGAAGTAAAAATTTGATTCATGTGTATGATGACATCAAAGAAAAGATAGAGACAGAGTTTGATGTCAGAATTATAAGAATGTCTCTTTTCAAACATCCTAAAGAAAACTTTCCTATCCCAGAGCTCAAAGGGTTGGAACAACATATCGATTGGGATTCCGAGAGTTCTGGTGTCCTATATCTGATTGGAGATGAGGGTATGGGAACTATCGTTGATGACCAATACACAGAATTTCAAACAAATCGTATCATATGTTTCGATGCTAAAACACTACACAATCCTTGCTTTGGTGGAAAAGATAGAATTGTTTTAACTTTTTTTGCAAAAAACGCTTGACTTTATTATAAGTTTGTGTTATTATAAGAACATAATCGAGAAATAGAAGGAGATTGATTATGGCACATGCAGTAGAAACAATGGCATACGCAGGAGAAGTTCCGTGGCACGGTCTCGGTGTTCCTGTATCAAATGACCTGACTCCCCGTCAGATGATGGAGAAGGCTGGTCTGGACTGGACAGTTGAGAAGGAAGACCTCGTAACATCGTCTGGTGCAACAGTGGAAGGCAAACAAGCACTTGTTCGTTCCTCTGACAACAAAGTTCTGGATGTCATCGGTAAAGGATGGAATCCAGTTCAGAACAGCGAAGCGTTTGAGTTCTTCTCTGAGTATGTTCTTGCGGGTGATATGGAAATGCACACCGCTGGTTCACTCAAAGATGGTAACATGGTATGGGGTCTCGCGAAAGTAAAAGACACCTTTGACATTCTTGGTGGTGACCAAGTTGACTCATACCTTCTGTTCTCTAACCCGCATCAGTATGGTAAGTCCATCGATGTTCGGTTCACTCCGATTCGTGTAGTGTGCAACAACACACTGTCACTGTCGCTTGGTCAGAAGGTTGCAAATTCGGTATCTCTGAATCACCGCACTGCATTCAATCCTGACTCCGTGAAAGAAACTCTGGGTATTGCTCATGAGAAGTTCCAACAGTATAAAGAGACCGCAGAGTTTCTTTCGTCCAAACGTTTCACGGTTGGTTCACTGGTTGAGTATTACAACGAAGTATTCCCTCGCACCTATCAAGGTAAGAGTGAAGTTAATGTCCAGTCTGTCGAAGACCTGACCACCAATGCGAAAAAAGCATATGAGGTTCTGGAAACTCAGCCTGGCGCAGAGTTTGGTGAAGGCACATGGTGGCAAGCACTAAATAGCGTGACCTACCTGACTGACCACAAGATGGGTCGTGAGGCAGACACACGTTTGACTTCTGCATGGTTTGGTGCAAACCAATCACGCAAAGTCAAAGCAGTCGAGAAAGCAGTAGAGTATGCACTCGCTTCTTAACTGGATAGGCAGGGTATTTTATCCTGCCTACTATGACATAGATTATGATGAAAACTTGGGTGAGGATGTTCGCCCATATCGAATTAGAGAAAGTGAAGATGATGAATAAAGGTGTAAAACTTCCCGTAGTAAACTTTCAGACTCGTGTGCGGGACGAGTCAATCGGTGGGGACAACCCATTCCGTTGGCAGACAGTGAACAGTGAGTTTCTGTTTGGTAGTGCGGATATCAAGAAGCGTGTCGTAGTGTTCTCACTACCAGGCGCATTCACTCCAACGTGTTCGACATATCAGTTACCAGACTTTGAGAAACTGATGGACGAAGGTGAGTTTGCTGAATATGGTATCGATGACGTATACTGTATCTCTGTCAATGATTCGTTTGTGATGAACAAGTGGGCTCAAGACCAAGCACTGGATAACGTGAAAGTCGTTCCAGATGGTTCGGGTGAGTTCACTCGCAAGATGGGTATGCTCGTTGACAAAGACAATCTTGGTTTTGGTATGCGTTCATGGCGTTATGCGATGATTGTCAAGAATGGTGTCATCGAGGCATTCTTACCCGAAGAGGGTTTCCGTGACAATGCGGATGATGACCCGTATGGCGAATCATCACCTCAAAATGTCCTTGAAGTTCTGGAAAGTCTTGAAGTGACTGGAGTTCCTGTCTAAGCCATTGATATTGTTATGAAAGAAAGTTCTTGACAATTTCTGCCCAAGCTGATACTATAAAGGTATAGTGAGAAGAGAGGTTGTTATGAATATTTATTTGGAAGACAATGGTTATGAGGTTGAGGATTACATCAACGCAGTTGCTGTGATTCTCAATCTTGACAGTCATGAGGGTGACCTTCGCATTGACTTGATGAAGAAGTGTGATGGTGACGCTGGTGGTTACTGCTACGGTGATGCTGATGATATCGATATCGAGATTGCTACTCACGTTCAAGGTGAGGCTCTTGATATCGAGACCATCAAAGTCAACATCGCTCACGAGATGATTCACGCTCAACAAATGGCAACTGGTCGTCTCATCGACCATGGTCTGCAAATTGTAGATGAGTGTCTTGTCAAAGCCCAGCAGTGGGACGGTGAGTATTATACCAACGTCAAGTATGATGACCAGCCTTGGGAAATCGATGCATATGGTCGTGAAGCGCAAGTAGCAAAGCAAGCAAAGGAGATGATTGCACAATGGAACTAGATGCGTTGAAATTACTGTATGCTGAATATAAGCGAAAGCATAGTCACAAACAAAACCGTGGTGCTGCTGGTCGAGTAGACTCAGAGAAGTCTAAGACCTATCAAGCAGAGTTTGCCTTTCAGAAACGTGTCAAAGTCAAAGAGTTTGAAAATCTGAAAGAAGCACAGAAACGTGCAAAGCAAATCTATGCGACCAAGAAGTGGCAGAAGGTTTGGAAACTAGAAAGTCGCACAGACCGTGACCTGATGAAACAACCCGCAGTTGTTCTCAAAGAACGCAACACGGGTCGGGGAACTGCTGGTTGGACTGACGGTTGGTCAGTGACACTAGATAGTAAAGCAGGGTTGGACGAATATACTCTGTTGCATGAGTTGACACATTGTCTGGGTCACATGCATCATGGTCGTTCTTTCCGCCGTGCGTTGTTAGAACTGGTCGGTGCGTTCATCGGTTCAGATGCCAAGAAGATACTCAAGGAAGAGTTTACGAAACGCAAACTCAAGTATGGTAAGGCTCGTCAACCATTGACCTTTGCTCAGTGGAAAGCAGCACGAAATAAAATGGAGATGATTCGTGGATAATGAAAATACAGAAACAGTAGAGTTTGAGTATGTCGAACCGACAATGGTCGAGACAGTAACACCTCTATATACTCTTGACTGGTATATCAAATGGGTTGCGACAGTGTTCATTATGATTGCTATCATATGTCGTTCTGCTGGTGTTGAGTATGCACTCTATGACTTCATCTTTGGACTAATCGGAACAGTCTTATGGTTGGTCGTGTCAATGCTCTGGCATGACCGAGCAATGATTGTTCTAAATACAACCGCATCAATCGTATTAGCGATTGGATTATTGAAAGTATTAGCATGACCTTTATACACGAACAAGTAGAACTAACTGAAATGAATGCGGTGACAACCGAGTCTGGACGTAAGTATAAGACCCCCGAAGGAATCGACCTTCCATCTATCACCACTGTCCTATCTATTCTATCTCGTGACTCTATCGCAAAGTGGCGTAAACGTGTCGGTGAAGCAGAGGCAAACAGAATCTCTGGTCGTGCATCGGGTCGTGGAACTCGTGTTCACGAGATTACTGAGAAGTATATCGACAATGACCCGAACTACAAGGATGGTTATACTCCAGATATTATTCACTCATTCAATGTTATGAAACCAGTTCTTGATGGGTTGATTGGAACTGTCTATGCACAGGAAGCACCACTCTATTCCAACCACTTGGGTGTCGCTGGTCGTGTTGACTGTGTTGCTGAGTTTGATGGTAAACTATCCATCATTGACTTCAAGACTGCAATGAAGAAGAAACAGAAGAGTTGGATTAACAACTACTTCATGCAGGAAGCCGCATATGCTATCATGTGGGAAGAACGCACAGGTCAACCTATCACACAGCTGGTGACTATCATCAGTGTTGACGGTGAAGATAAACCTCAAATCTTTGTCGAACATCGTGATAACTGGATTAATTCTTTGAGGGATACGATTGAAAAGTATAACGAGGAACAAGGTGACTCAACAGTCTTATTTTGATAACAGGTATAATGTCCTATACTTCGGTGACGAGATAGACTTTCGTATCATACCGAAGAACTGTTCATCGACATTGAAAGTCATGTGGTCTGACCTCAATGGTCTGCCTTACAGACAAACATCCTCCGATAATCCCCACGGATACTTTCCTCACGGACAGTCAGAACTTCATGGTCGCCGAGAGTTTGTGGAAAGAAACGGTGACCTTTGGCGAGACAACACATTGCGGTTCGCTATCAAACGTGACCCTGTAGAACGATGGTTGAGTGGAGTGAACTTTGCAATCCAACAATATGACGCAGGGATATATGAAGAGTTCGTCAAATTAAAATGGACATTCAAAGATATTAACGACATCGTTAAGGAACATGTGCGTTGGGGCATTCCCCTGACCGAATTCTATCCCCAATATCATTGTGGTGGTAACATACATTACTATGACCATGTATTCGACATACGCGACTTTGATAAGTGTAAATCATTGATGGAAGACATCCTACAGATAGACCTACCATCAATCTACGCAACCGTATCAAAAAATAGAGCCAAGTGGCAACTTTCTGACTTGACATCTAAATCGATTTCTGATATAAAAGTGTTATATCAAGATGATTACACCAACGGTTGGTGTTAAAAATCTTATAAATAGTGGTAAATATAAATGGGAAATCGATGCAAAAGTTTAAGACACATCTATCTGAAGCTGCATTCAATGTAGGACACAACTCGTCCGATGATGCTGATATCAAGAAACTAATCTCTTATCTTCAAGGGCCAACCGATGATATTGTTATGGTCTCGACTCCTGATATGAAGAAATATAAAATAAAGAGAGCATTCACCGACCAACAAAAAGATATCAAAGATTATATCAAACAGAATAATCTAAAAATTCCATTCGCATCTTCCATGTTTGGCGATGGTTCAATCGGTGAAGGTGGTAAAAAAGTCCCAGGCGAAGTCCAAGAGATGATGACCGCCTGTCTCGTTCTCATGAAATATGAGGGTGGTTCTACACTCACCGAAGAAGAAGCGGTTGACCTCATTGAACAGGCAAAGAAGATTTATTCTAAAGTAGATGGCGCAGACCGTAGACCCGACTTCCTAGACTTTTTCCAAAACAACTTCAACGACCTTGCAACTGCAATATCAGCGGCGAAATATATTCTAAATGAAGTTGGAACAGCATCTAAAGTCTACTGGACTGGTAAAGGATGGGATAAAGAGATTGCGAAGTTCAATCCTAGATTAGGTCGAATAAAAGATTATAACTCATCTGATATAGTAGTCAAATCAAGTTCTGGTAAGTTTTACGGATACTCTCTAAAAAAGAAATCTTCGGTCAAAGCACCCGACCCCACACTTATCAACAAACCGATTACAGGTAAAGAAAGTATTCTACAGGATATTGTTGGTGCTGATACCATTCTGATTGATAATGCGAAAAAGTTATTCTTTGAACGTGTTCTCATGGAAAAGTTGAAGTTATCAAAAGAAGAAATCCGTAAGATGAAACCTATGGAATATACAAAGGCTATCAATAAGATTCCTGTAAATGTTTGGGGTAAAGAACTCAAGAAACCTACAAATATATTCTTCAAAAAAGTTTTCAGTGTAATCAAATCGCATGACCAAGGATTTGTTGAAAAGTTTCTTGAACTCGTCTTTAGAACACAACTGAACGACACACTGAATGCAAACGAATTTCAGTTTACTCTACTAACAGGTATCGGTAAATTCGTTCGTGGTCAGATAGAGGTAAGTGATGCTGATGGTCAAGAGTTAAGTAATATTGTTACTGTCTTACAAGACTTGTATAATAGTAAACTCGAAGTAGAAAGAACTTCAGGTAAGGTAGGTGCATGGGAGAAAGGTGCTAGTGCAGCTAAAGTATTCCTAACAATCTATTCAGACGGTTCACCCATACTTGACATTGAAGTGCGATATAAAGGTAGTTATTCAGCAAATCCACAGTTCCAAGCCATGGCAACCGCAGACTTTAAGAAGATATTTAAGAAATGACCACGATACTTCACTTCCCAGATTTTCTCCGTGAGCAAAAGAATACTCACATGACTCATATCGAGGACAAGGTTCTCTATGGTGGTGTGAACGGAACTCGTCAGGCAATCAATGCATTGCGTGAACTTCGTGACATGCTTGCGGGTGAGACCAGTTCTAAACTATCGGTCAAGTGGGATGGTGCGCCTGCAATCTTCGCAGGACAAGACCCTAGTGACGGTAACTTCTTTGTTGCGAAGAAGGGCATCTTTGCCAAGAACCCTAAAATCTATAAGTCTGCCGCAGAGATTGATGCAGAGATGTCGGGTGACCTTGCAGACAAGATGAAAGCTGCACTACGTTATCTTCCAGACCTTGGTATTAAAGGTATTATTCAGGGAGACTTCTTGTTCTCGAAAGAAGATGTTAAGAATGAAGTCATCGATGGTGAGAAGTATACAACCTTTCATCCAAACACAATCATCTATGCAATCCCATATGACCAAGCTGATGCTGTTCGTAAGGCACAGATTGGTATTGTATGGCACACTACATATAAAGGTAATGACTTCGAGTCGTTGAAAGCCTCGTATGGTGTTGACGTATCTAAGTTCAAACAATCTAAGAATGTCTGGTCACAGGATGCAATGTTGCGTGATGTCGGTGGTGCGACAATGAACAAGAAAGAGACCGCCGAGGTGACCAAGCATCTGTCAACGGCTGGTAAACTCTTCAACAGTATCGCTGGTTCGACACTCCGTGAACTTGAAAAGAACCAAGGACTCGCACAATTGATTGAACAATACAATAATACCTTTGTGCGTGAGGGTCAGGTCATTCCAGATAGTCGCATACATGTGACAGGACTCATCAAGTGGGTCAATGACAAGTTTGTCAAAGAGATGGAGAAACGTAAGTCAGAGAAGGGTCGCATGGTTCAACAGCAGAAACTTGATGAAATCATGAAGTTTTTCTCTCCAAAGAATAAGAAATCTCTCGTAAACATGTTTGATTTACAAAAAAGTATTGTATTAGCGAAATTAAAACTTATAAATAAACTTAATAGTATTTCAAATTATGATGCATTTGTGCAAACCACAAAAGGTTACAAGGTTCGCACTGGTGCAGAAGGTTTCGTTGCTATTGACAAATTAGGTGGTGATGCGGTCAAGTTGGTTGACCGCTTAGAATTTTCGTATAATAACTTCAGTCCTGACATACTGAAGGGATGGGATAAACCAAAGAGGTAATACATGGCTAAACCAATGAGCCTGAAGACATTTCTGAATGTGGACTACACCCAAACGGGTGACCCTCAACAGGCATATAACGCAAAGAAACGTAAGCGTGATATCGGTGCAGGAACGGATGCAGAGTATTCTTCCACCCACGCGCCTATAGAGACAGAAGCACTCACTGTCCAACAACGCCGTAAACTGGCAAGAAATCTCAAGAAGAATAAAGCGAAGATTGCGCGAGGACGTAAGATTGCAGCACGCCGTGTTGCGAATATGGATACGTTAAAGAAACGCGCTCGCCGTCAGGCCCGTGGAGCAATCGTCAAGAAGATTACTAAGGGTATAGATAAGTCTGAGTTGTCAGTAGCTCGCCGCGCAGAGATTGAGAAGCGTGTAAGTAAAATGGGTTCACGCATTGACAGAATCGCGAAGAAACTTCTTCCAACGGTTCGTAAGTCAGAGCTCGCAAGAAAAAGAGGCGCAAAGAAGAGTGATTAAGAACTTCAGTGAATATTTGGTAGAAGAAGAACGCGAAGTCTTCTTTACGTTTGGTCGGATGAATCCACCAACGATTGGTCATGGCAAACTGATTGACGCTTTGGTCAAGAAGTCTAAGGGTGCAGACTATAAGATTTATGTGTCGCAGTCCCAAGACGCAAAGAAAAACCCCCTGTCATACTCAGATAAAATTAAACACCTACGCAAGATGTTCCCAAAGAATGGTCGTAACATCATCGTAGATAAGACTGCAAGAAACGCAATCGACATTGCCACCAAACTGTATGACATGGGTTATAAGAGAATCACAATGGTTGTCGGTGGCGACCAGTTAAGAACCTTTGAAGTCCTGTTGAACAAATACAACGGTAAGAAGGCGCGTCACGGATTCTATAACTTCGAATCAATTGATGTTGTATCTGCTGGTAGACGCGACCCTGATGCAGAAGGTGTTGAGGGTATGTCTGCAAGTAAGATGCGTCAAGCTGTATCAGACAATGACTATCAAGTATTCTCACAGGGTATTCCAAACTCTATGTCCGACAAGGACACTCGCAGACTCTTCAATGATGTTCGCAAGGGTATGGGTCTGAAAGAGGAACGCTCCTTCAAACGACACATCGACTTAGGTAAACTGGATGACACTCGTGAGGCATATGTCTCTGGTGAGTTGTTTGAAATTGGTGATACTGTTGTTGTCAAAGAAAGCGAAGAAGTCGGTATCGTATCTGTATTGGGTGCGAACTATGTCATCGTTGAATGTGGTGACAAGAAACTTCGTAAGTGGTTGGACGCAGTAGAACTGATTGAGAAGAAAGCACCTCAAGACTCTGAGATTGGTAAGGATGTCAAGGGGACACAACCTAAGAAGTATTATGCGAAAGACGCTGAAGGTGACGATATGTCTGTCGCGACCAAGAAGAAACGCGCCGCGCACTTCAAGAAAGGCACTGCAAAGGACGATGATGATGCGTCTGCATATAAACCAGCGCCAGGTGACAAGGGTGCGAAGACCAAACCGTCCAAGTATACTAGGTCATTCAAGGCAATGTATGGTGAGTCTGGTGCTGGCGAAGAAGGCACAGACAAACTAGTCAAGAAGTATGAAAAAGACACGCCATGCGAAGTAGACGAAAGAGTTTTCGGTAAGACTGGGCCGTTCGGAAACAAAGGCGATGGCGCAGTTCTTATGAAGGGTGTTGATAAGTTCCTTGACAAAGTTGTGAACGGTAAAGAATACAAAGATGCTGTTCGTGCATATCTTAACTGGAGACGCAAGAATCCAAATAAAGGCGGTTCAGGTGCATGGGACTTCTTCCGTCAGTATGGTGTTGAGCGTCCTAGACAAATGATTAAATACTTTGACCAAATGGTGAAGAAGGGCGTTCTACCTAAACATCTTGCACTCCATGAAGTCGAAGAAGATGCCGTCGCAACGGCAAAAGATAAAATCGAACGCGAAAAGCAAACTGATAAAAAGAAATTTGATACAATGCTCGACCGTGCAAGAATCGCCCGTGCAAAAGCAAAGAATAGAGAGACGAAATGATTAAGTTTAGTCAATTCATCACTGAGGCAGATAAAGCACTCACAAAGAAATCGGATAAGTCTGGTATCTCATATGGCACACTGAAGAAGGTCTATGACCGTGGTGTCGCCGCATGGAAAACTGGACACAGACCAGGCACTACTCCATCACAGTGGGGATACGCACGGGTCAATGCATTTATAGTCAAAAAGAAAAAGGGTGGTCTGAACCACGATAAGGATTTAGCGTAATGAAAACTTTTAAAGAACTCACAGAAAAGACTCTGAACGAAGGTCGCATGAAAGAACTGCACGGTTACATTGAACGTGGTATGTCCGCACAACAGATTGCCAAGAAGATGAAACTTGATGTCAAAACGATTAAAGCATTGATGCCTAAGAAAGAATCTATTGAAGAAGCGTCTATCTATAGAGAGTATGAACCAGGCGAAGACTATCAAAGAGACCTCAAATACTTCCAGACAGTCATTAAGAAACTTCGTGGTAAGGTTAAGTCTATGAATAAACCGACCCGTAAAGACCCGTATTTGGAAATCGAAGTTGATGGTGTTGATGCGAAAAAACTTCGTAGAGAAATCATGAAAGACGATGATGGTATGACTCAGATTGAAGAGGCAAAAGATACTTTTGTTGTATACAAATCGGTTGGTATCGGCAAGATTAAAAAACTCGCAACCATCAACTCAATGCCAAAAGGTAAGATGCTTGATAAGGTTCTCGACAAGTATGACGCTGATGGTGTCATGGCAATGTCTAAAATTACGAGAAACAAAGTCAAAGTCGAAGCCGTTGAAGAGTCACTCGATGAGGGTGTTGGTGAAGTTCTTCTCGCACTTAATTTTGCTATGTTCGGTGCTGTCGCACTGACTTTTATAACGACAGTAGGAATGGAGTTGGGAGTAATCAAGGGGAGTGAAAGTGAATTAAAGACCGCTAAAAATGATATTGACCGACTAAAAAGAAAAATCCAAAAAAATAAACAATATAAACTTGACTCTATTGATAAAGAAAAATTAAATAATGCATTAAAGATAATAAGAAACGCAAAACCAACATCATTTGAAAAACTAAAAACAAAATTAAAATCTTTGGTGAAGAAAAATAAAACTGTCAAGGAGTCTCGTGCATATCGTGATGCAATGAAAGGCATGAAGTCTCGCAGTGCAACCCGTGGTATGGCAACGACTAAGAAAGACAAAGATACTGAGGCATCTGATGATGACCGCAAGTCTGCATCAAAGAACATCATCATGCAGTTGCGTAAAGCATCTGACCTACCTACTGGAGCGAACATTGAGTTTGAAAAAGGTAAAGGCAAGATTGACCGTGCAACAGCACAGAATGTTCTCGCTAAGTTCAATCGTCTTCAGAAGCCAATAGACAAAGAGAAGTTCCAAAACTCAATCAAGTCACTTGCTGACATCAAGAAAATCTTGGGTAGATAGAAATGTCAAAGTCGCACTATCTCGGAGACGGAGTAATCGGTGAGGGCGTTCACATCGCTCGTGGCGGTATGGCTTCGATTTCACACATTAACAAATTCGGTTTCAATGACCAAGTGCCAACCACATTTGAAGTCATTGCAGTCGGTTCTGCTAACTTCACATACCCCACAACCGCTGGTGTTGTAACAGTTGTGTCTACAGATGCAAATGATGATGACGGCGACACTGGTGCAAGAACGGTAAGTCTTCAGGGACTAGATGGCGACTACAATCAGATTACTGAAACAGTTACACTTAATGGAACAACTAATGTAACATCCACAAAGTCTTTCCTTCGTTTGTTTCGTATGAAAGTTGAAACCGCTGGTTCATCTGACGGTGGAGAAGGAATTATCACCGCGACAATAGGTGGCAACGAACTTGGCCGTATTGACCCTGAATTTGATAATCAAACACTTCAAGCAGCATACACTATTCCTGCTGGTAAGACAGGATATTTGATTCGTATGCAAACAACATCAACTAAAGACAACAAAGCCGCAATGGTTGGTTTTTTCACTCGTAGTTCTAATGCAGATTCAGTGTTTTCAGTGAAACAACTCATTGAAGTATATCGTAATAGTGTTGTCGTTGATTTTCCTGTTCCTATCGAGATTCCTGCGAAGACTGATGTTGAACTTCGTGGTAAGAATCTAGATACTGGTAATATAAGTATCGGTGGAACATTCGATTTAATACTGGTGGATAACGACTAATGAAAAGATTTGACGAACATACAAACTGCGGAACACCTGAGTGCTGTGGCACTTGTTCCTCTCTTATTGAAAATAACATCTTTCGTGTCGGGTCGGAAAGATATTACGAATACTTCCGTGAGGCACGGGAACAATATCACGCTGGTAATCTAGAAGTAGATGCCGCAGACTTGGATATCATCGAGTCTAATCTTGGTGAGTTTGCACAATGGCGTGGTGAGAATGTTGCGCTGGACTGCATCTTTGAAGAAGAGAAAAAACAACCAGAACTCAATAAACCAAAAGCTGGTGGGCCGAAGAAGTATTATGTATATGTCAAAGACCCATCAAGTGGTAACATCAAGAAAGTATCTTGGGGTGATACCACAGGTCTGAAAGTTAAACTCAATGACCCGAAGGCGCGTAAATCATTCGCTGCCCGTCACGACTGTGCAAACAAAACAGATAAGACAAAGGCCGGATACTGGGCATGTCGTTTGCCTAGATATGCGAAACAACTTGGTCTGTCTGGAGGCGGAAGCTTCTTTTGGTAAACCCCTATAAGGACATCTTCAGTTCAGACAAAACAGAACGAGTCAGAACCTTTGGAGAAGATGTTAGTGAAATGGATTTGATATGGCATCGTGACTCCTGTAATCGTGAGGTTACTGTTCTCGATGGTGATAACTGGAAATTGCAACTGGATAATGAGTTGCCTATGGTTATGGAGAAGGGTCGATTGTATCACATACCTAAGATGGTCTATCACAGAATCATCAAAGGTGAGGGAGACTTGAGACTGAAGATTTGGGATGAAGTTAATTAATGTTCTCTATCGCGGTGGCGGTGGTGGTGAGTTTCTAGGAAGTCTTCTGACACAACATAAGGATGTTGTTACAAAGAAGGTGGAACATGATGAGTCGGTTGAGAGATGGTTTTTAGAAAGAAACGATAAAATCTCAACCCACTATATGGATGGTAGTCAACCCATATCGGGCAAAGATTGGGACGACAACCTCTGGAACATACGACTAGACCACGGGTATGGTTTTCATGTTCATAGAGAGTATTACCAGAACTACCTTTGGAATGATTGGGCAGAAACAAAGACGATTCTGTTACAACCACGTTCAGAGAATAGTGTCAAATACATAGACCAACTCGCAAGAGTGAAACTTGGTCTAGGCTCTGTAGATAACCCAGCACGAAATGATTTGGGTGAATGGATGCTAAAGCAAGGGTTTGATGCTGATAAGTTCTGGTATCAACCTTGGAAGTCTTGTCAAGAACTGACGATACTATATAAGGATATGATTCCAAGTGGACATGACTATATTGAAATTGACCCATGTGAATTGTTCCATAAAAGTAGAGTTCGTTGTGACTTTGCACTTAATGGACTGATAGATTATCTAGAATTTGACGATTATATGATGGACGAATGGATATTAAAAATAGATAAGTATCGAGTCAACAACAAAAAACTTATAAATAACACTATAGTTTAATGGGAATAAAATGGCTAAAGAAACACAACTAGAGAGACTTTCTCGGATTGAAGCAGATTCCGCAGTAAGGTTTGACCGTCTTGAACAAAAGATTGACAAACTTGCTGACGCGATGATTGCTGTTGCCCGTGTAGAAGAAAAACTCATTTCAGTTGAACGTAATAACCAAAATAGTTTCGAGCGTATGAATAAATTTTCTAAAAAACTAGACGAGATTGAGAAGAAAGTGGACGAGAACGCTCACACTGTCGCAATCATTAACAAAGTAGTATACCTTATCAGTGCAGCCATGATAGCTGGGCTGGTTAAATTTATGTGGATGTAACGGAGATACCAATGAATAAGCAAGATATCAAGAAAATGGGTGAAGCATGGAATTCCGTTGTTAATCCCACAGTAGAAGTTCTCGAAGAGGGAACAGAATTATTTCAAGTAAATATTAAAGGCGAAGGTGGTGCAACCATCAGAGCGCGTTCTGAGAAAGAGGCAATTGCCAAGGCTTTCAAAAAGATGCGTATCGCTAACAGATTTACAAACGACAAAAAGTTTATGTCGGGCGTTAAAGTTGTTCCTGCTGAATCAGTAGAAACAGACGAAGACACCCTCGAAGAAGGCGCAATGTGCGAGTCGTGTGGTAAAGCACACGAAGGCAAGTGTAACCCTGCTGATGTAGAAGCATATAAGAAGAAACAAGAAGATGCTTCTAACGACCAAGAAGATGACGGCGAAGGTCTTGACAAAGCAGACCCTAAAGCCGCTAAGAAGAAATTCAAAGACCGTAAAGACAAAGACATCGACAACGATGGTGATGTTGATTCATCTGACAAGTTCCTGCACAAACGCCGTAAAGCAATCGGTAAAGCAATGGACGATGAAGAAGGTGGAGAAGCACCAGCAAAAGACGATAAGAAAAAGAAAAAAGTTGTCGGTAATGACGGTGAGAAAACAGCAGAGATTTCCAAAATCGGTGAAGCAACAGATGAGTTGTTGAACATGATTGAGACTGCTGCGAAGCAACAGAAATCAAATGCAACCAAACCAGAAGAAATCATGGACAAGGAATCTCCTAAGTCCAAAGAGTTTGCAAACGCTCACAAGAAGTCTGACAAGAAAATCGAAGACAACGAAGAAGACGGTCACGATAAGACTTTCAAAGCTGGTCAAGCAACCAAAGCAAAATCTGGTAAACGCCCACAGGACAATCCTGCTGGTGACACACAGGTTGTCAAGTCAACCGAAGCACCTGTCAAAGAAGATGTTGATATGGATGCAAGAGCGGGTTCAGTCTCTCTGGTTGACATGGCTCGTGACGTTTTGTCTGGTAAGACAATGAGTGAGTTGAGACAAGAACTGGGTCAAAAAGAAAAGAACCCACATGACGCAAGAACTACAGAAGCCAAGAAGTTTCTGGAACGCATGGCGAGACGCCGTGGATATGATAAAAAGGATGATTGCTAATGTCTATTAAAGCCCCTGCATGGTGTAAGAACGCCATTCCTACTGCCCGTGGATGGGAAGACCCTAACACTGGTGAGTTGTATGCATCTGGTGGTTTCACCCAAGAACAAATCGATGAGTTCTTTGGTGTCAAACCAGTTGTAGAACAAGTTGAAGTTCCTGTTAATGTCCAAACATTGACCGAAGCACCTGTTGGTGATAAGTCACTTGATGAGATGTCAAAGGTAGAACTCGAAGCACTGGGTCGCCAACATGGCGTAGAACTTGACCGTAGAGAGAAAAAGTCTACTCTCGTGGAGAGAATGTCAGGCCTATTAAAAGACTAGATAAGGGTATATTACTCTTTATCTGGATTTTTTATAATGCAACTGACAAAAGACAACTTAATAGTATTTGCAGCAAAGCATTACTACAATCCAAAGTGTATTGATAGCGAGGAGTTTTTTGAAGACTTAAAGAGATTTAAGTATATCAAGAGACTCCTCAATCGATACAAAACTTCAGGTGAGTTATCTGAGAGACTCATACTGAACCATCTCATAGTAATTTTTAATGTATTTGGAAATGAGGCAGGACTAGATATCCTCGAACTCAAAGTCGAACTCGACCATTGGCCAACACTCAAACCGTTCCTTATCTTTCTAAAGACCATAAAAAATACCGAATATACTAATATTGAGATGGATAAATTAGTCGTTGAGAGACTCAGAAAGATATAAATAGAACTATGGGTATTTTAAAATCAGCAGCCGACCTCGTATTTACGATTAGATTCCTTAAACTTCTCGTCACCCCATTCGACAAGTTAGGGGCGTATAAGGCTGGCATTATCGATGCAGATGGTAAGAAAGTCAAAGACTTCGACCAGAACGTTGCAGACAACCGTGATGCATTGAGAACACACTACACACCGTTCATTAGACTTGTTGTGAATATAAAAAAAATCATGGCAAAAGTGCCAGGCGGACAATCTGCAATCGCAAGGTATGGTTCAGCACTGGCACTTATTCGTGAACACGGTGAACTGTCTGATAAACAATTGATGCAGATACACGATGCAACAGGTATTGACATCCTTGATGTTCTTGCAGAAGACTCACAGTGGTTTGTCCTAGATGATAAGGAGTTGGGCGCTGGTATCTATCGTATTAAGAATGATGGAATGACAGTTCAGTGTGAAGAGATTGTTCGAAAGGGCGACCAAATCAGAGTTGTGGAGACCGATGCCAAACCTATTGATTCTATTCTTGGTATCGATATATACAAAGGTATTCACATGAATTCAAAGCAATGGGTGTATTTCACCACAGGGGAGATTACCCGATGAAGAACTTTAAGAAATTCATGGAAGATGTGCCAAGCACATCAACAACTTCAGTGGCAGGCGCAGGGGATGATAAGATTGTTCCTGTTCACATGAAGAAGAAGCGCAAGAAAGATATCGAAGTCCTTAAACGATTTATAGATAAACGTGAGGACAGTCAAAAAAGGTGGAGTAGATAATGTTAAGTGGTATTTTAGGAAGTGCGTTAGGATTCGGCGGTTCAATTGTTCCCGCAATCACAGACCACTTCAAAGCAAAGAACGAACAGAAATTTGAACTCGCGAAAATGGAGAAGATGGCAGAACTAAGAGCTGCTGGTTTTGACCAAGAGTATCGAATGTATGAAACCAAGGCAGATGACAGTGAACATGCAAGATTGGTTCAACATGATATCTCAATTAATCAGGGAACTGGATTTGTCGCCAGTTTGCAAAAGAGTGTTCGACCCGTCATTACTTACTGCTTCTTTGGATTGTTCGTTGTTATTGAAATTACCCTTCTAAGAGAAGCAATGGGTCAGGGGAAGTCTATCTCTGAGTCACTTAATGTATTATGGGATGATGATACAAAAGCAATCTTTGCTGCTATCATTTCATTCTGGTTCGGTTCTCGTGCTATCGATAAAGGACGTAAAAAATGAAGAGACTAGTTGTTTTAGCATTAGCGACACTCATCGCAGGCTGTGTAATTATATTCCCCTTTGAAGCAGAGAGTAAAACCAAAGGCTCACTTGATATTGGATATAAGGTTGAAGATAGTAATACCAAGAACCTGAATGTTCATCAGAAATGGAACTGGGAACCTGAAGGCAAAGACTTTCAAGTTGAGACAGAGACCAATCTATACAAGACACAAGTAGGTGGTGAAGACCTTACTAATCGTGCTGATGGTGAATATGAATTCATTCTAAACTTCACACCTACACATTATGGTATCGCAAACTTTGGTTTCAATCATAATGCTAATCGTGATATTGGTGAGTTCCGTCCACACACTGGTGTTGGTTGGGGCTGGAAGTTCTTCCGCAATGATAGATGGAAGATGTCTCACGAACTTACATTGACCCAGATGGGAACAGAAGAATATAGTGAGTTGGTATGGCGCAACTCTACTTGGGTGAGATACAAACATCCAGATAGTAAGTGGTCATTCACCAATAAGTATTTGTTTGAGAATGGGTCTAACGTCCACGAACTCACAAAGAACGAAATGATTGTTAGTTATCAGTTGTCAACGAATACAACTTTTAAAGTAAGAGACTTGTATATCACTGACGATGCTGAAGAAGAATATAGCGTGACATATATGACATTAGGATATAAATTTTGATTAGAGTATTAGTATTAGCATCCGCTATGCTTCTAGCATCGTGTGTTGTATATAAAACAGAGGCTGCTGAGTTTCAAGGTCTCTACACTGGTTTGATTATGGGATTCAAGTTTGAAGAAGACGCCGATGGTATTAGTCGCCGTGATAGTAATACCGATGTTCATATCATTAAGGACATGTCAACCAACTCTATGATTTATGGTAAGTGGAAGTTTACTGACACTTTTGAAATTGATGCTGGTCTGTCACACACAAGCGATACCTTTCATCCTGATGATGAGTATTACAAAAACCAACTATTTCTGAAGTTACAGAAATGTGTAGGTTACTGCAAAAAATAATTTGACATTTCTGCCCTTTTAGGGTATAATAAGACAATATGAAAAACTCTGGGGATATAAGTAGTATCACCCCCAGAGATAACCCATACGCTATGGAAAGATAATATGTCCGTTAAAATTGATAAGAAGAAAGACTCCCTACTCGCTGAATACGCAGTCGGGATGCTAAAAGACTTTTACCTAAATGATTATGAGAAGAGTCCACAAGAAGGATTTAGACGGGCATCAGAAGCGTGGAGTAAGTATAGAGAAGAGATGGACGAAGACCTTGCACAACGTCTCTATGACTATGTGTCTAACAAATGGTTCATGTTTGCCTCTCCTGTATTGTCCAATGCACCCAACGGTGAGAAGAAAGACAAAGGGATGCCTATCTCTTGTTTCCTCACCTATGTCCCTGATACACTTGAGGGTCTGATTAGTCACTCGTCAGAGTTGCGTTGGTTATCCGTCTATGGTGGTGGTGTCGGAGGACACTGGTCAGATGTGCGAACTGTTTCAGACATCGCACCTGGCCCAATGCCATTTCTACATACAGTAGATGCAGACATGATTGCGTATCGTCAAGGTAAGACACGCAAGGGTTCATATGCCGCATACATGGACATCTCACATCCAGATGTTGTTGAGTTCATGAACATGCGTATTCCTACTGGTGATGTGCAACGCAAAGCGCTCAACTTACACAATGCTATAAATATCAGCGATGAGTTCATGCAGTGTGTGTTTGAGAACAAAGACTTTGATTTGCGTGACCCAAAGAATGATGAAGTAAAAGATACGGTCAACGCTCGTAAGTTATGGGAACGTCTCCTTGAGATTCGTTTCCGAACAGGTGAACCATACTTGAACTTCATTGATACGGCAAACAAAGCGTTGCCACAACCGTTAAAAGATAGAGGACTAAAGATTCACGGGTCAAACCTGTGTAACGAGATTCACCTACCAACAGACGCAGACAGAACTGCTGTGTGTTGCTTGTCATCTCTGAATTTAGAATACTACGATGAATGGAAAGATACAACTATTATTCGTGACCTTGTGCGGATGCTTGATAATGTCTTGCAGTTCTTTATCGACGAAGCACCAGACACAATCTCACGGGCCAAATACAGTGCAGAACGAGAACGCTCAATCGGGCTCGGAGCAATGGGATTCCACAGCCTCCTCCAAAAACAAGGAGTCGCATGGGAATCAGAAGCAGCCCGAGAAATCAACAAAACCGTGTTCGACTTCATCAACAGAGAAGCGGTTGCGGAAACTAAACTCCTTGCCGAAGAGCGTGGTGAGTATCCTGATGGTGTTGGGAGTAAAAGGCGCAACTCACACTTGCTCGCCATCGCCCCAAACGCCTCCAGTGGAATAATTCTATCAACAAGTCCTTCTATCGAACCATTGAAGGCAAACGCATACACCCATCGAACTCGTGCAGGTTCATTCTTGGTAAAGAACAAATACCTCGATGAACTTCTGACTGAGAAGGGTGAGAACAACGAATCCAATTGGACTTCTATTATTACCAAGAAGGGTTCTGTTCAACACTTACCATTCCTCAATGAGGGTGAGAAGTCAATCTTTAAGACCGCAGACGAACTAGACCAGATGTGGGTTGTTCAACATGCCGCAGAACGTCAACCGTTTATTTGTCAAGGTCAATCAGTGAACCTGTTCTTCCCTGCTGGTGCGGAGAAGTCATATGTAAATAAGGTTCACTTTAGTGCGTGGAAGAAAGGTCTAAAAGGACTATACTATCTACGCACCGAAGCAAAACAGCGTGCAGAGAACGTCTCTGAGAAGGTAGAACGTGTTGCCCTTGCGGGTGATATGCGAACCATTGTATATGGCAAGTCAGATTGTCCATTCTGTTCTATGGCAAAGGAAGAACTTCGCTTGCGTGGCATTCCTTTTGATTACATCGACCTAAAAGAAATTGGCAAGACTGCCCGTGAAGTGACAGGTCGAGAAGTTAAAACTGTCCCACAGATTTACATTGAGGGTGAATACATTGGGGGATATGATGAACTTATGGAACACTTTAACAAACCACTAGAGACAACAGAAGACGACGAATGTAGAGCCTGCGAAGGTTAGAGGAGAAACGATGTCACTACTAGATTTTAGCACAACATATAAACCATTTAAACACCCATGGGCAGTAGACCTGTCAAAGAAACACGAGGAAGTCCATTGGGTAGAAGACGAAGTTGAATTGAGCGAAGACGTTCAAGACTGGAAGACCAAACTTACTGATGTAGAGAAGAACTTCATCACACAGGTTCTTCGTCTGTTTACACAATCAGATGTTCAGGTTGGTGAGAACTACCATGAACTTTTGATTCCTAAGTTTAAGAACAATGAAGTCCGCAACATGTTATCATCGTTTGCAGGTCGTGAAGCAGTTCATCAACGTGCATATGCATTGTTGAATGATACGCTAGGTCTGCCTGATGAGGACTTTCATATGTTCCTCGAATACTCTGAGATGGCAGACAAGATTGACTTTATGAAACAAGGTGACATCAACAGTCATACTGGTCTCGCATTGTCCCTCGCGCAGTCTGTTTTCAACGAAGGTCTGTCAGTGTTCGCATCGTTTGTGATGTTGTTGAACTTCCAACGCTTCGGTAAGATGAAGGGTATGGGAACAGTTGTTGAGTGGTCTATTCGTGACGAGACTCTCCACGTCCAAGGCAACGCGAAGTTGTTCCGTGAATTCTGTCAAGAGAAACCACGCATCGTCAATGACGAACTGAAATCTAAAATCTATCAGATGGCAAAAGATGTCGTCAAACTGGAAGACCGATTCATCAAACTCGCATTTGATGGTATGGAGATGGAAGGTCTGACCGAAGAAGATGTGAAACAATACATCCGTCACATCGCAGACCGTAGACTTCTACAACTTGGTATGAAACCAAAGTTCGGTGTCAAGGACAATCCACTACCGTGGTTGGACTGGGTATTGAATGGCGCATCCCACGACAACTTCTTTGAGAAGCGAGTTACCGAATATTCCGTCAATGGAATGGAAGGTGACTGGGGTTGGGATGAAGTAGCATAGTGGATGAAACATACGAAATAGAATGTGACGTATGTGAGAGTGTTGTTGAGGTTCTTGTTTACAATAGTGAGGAAGAACCTCAATACTGCCCCATGTGTGGGACATCTATAAATTAAACATATATACCTTCATGTGGATATATGAAGATAAAGAGTTTGAACCAGAAGACGAGTTCTTGGAGGAATACCAAGGATTCGTCTACTGCCTTACAGAGGTGTCTACTGGTAAGAAGTATATCGGTAAAAAGTTCTTCTGGAAACCCAAGATTCTCCCCAAGACAAAGACAAGAAAACGTAGAGTTCGGACAAGAGTTCAATCTGACTGGAAGAAATACTATGGTTCGTCAGAACAAGTAAAGACACTTCTAGAAGGTGGACAGGAGTTCCATAGAGAGATTCTCAGACTGTGTAAGACCAAAGGGGACTGTTCATACTATGAAGCGAAACTACAATTTCAATATGATGTGTTACTAAGAGACGATTATTACAATGAATTCATCGGCTGTAAAATCCATTCCAAACATCTTAGGTCGTAACCTAATAAAACGAGATATTGTGTTTCAGGGCTTTGATGGTAAAGTCTATACCTACGATGACCTGTGTCTGCGTATCAATCAAGCAAAAAATGTTCTTATAGATTATGGGGTTGAACGAGAAAGTCTCATAACAGTAATTGATTTTTCTACATCAATTAATTATCTTGCATTTATGTTTGCGGGGTTTGAGTTAGGTTGCGTATTACACACACCACTAGATGATATGTGGCCTGAGGAAAACCGATATAAAGTATTAGAGTGTTTTTCAGAATACAATAAAAGAACAAACCGATGGGGCATGACAAATGCAATCGTTATTCACGGATTAGACGAAGAGATATCAAACGGTGTAACCAAAAGAGATATCGATGGTTCTGGGTTTGGCGAGTTTTTTATGAGTCTTTTTCCACGAGAACATATACCATTTTCTAGGATTGAAGAGTTTAGTGATGAGTATAATCAACCGTGGGAAGTAACACCCGACACTCTTGTTTGTATGACTACCGCTGATTGGAACAAGGGTGTGGGGTGGACACCCAAATTCCATACACATCAAGAGGTTCTAAACAAAGCAGAAAAGGTGGTTGATATATTTGGTTATCGCGATAAGAATATCGCTCTCACAAAAAATCATGGACATATGTCGGCACTAGAACTATTGATTGTCCCCAGTATGATGTCTGCAAAAAAGGTGTATGAATTACCTCTTCCTGATGTGGACTATGGTGGAACTATGGATATTATAATCGCAATACTTGAGAGAGCGTTGATAAAAAACAGAATTGATATTTTATTTGGATACGACGAGGATGTGCATTCCGATGTCAGAATACCTAAAAGAACCAAAGTATTGAGATATGATGAACACATCTATGGAGACATGGAGTCATTACCAAAATGTTTGTAAATCGTGATTGTATTGGAGACGATATAATCTTTGATGATTACACCAAAGATACAATCTGCTTCACAATCAACAGAATCAAGAACATGTTGCGTGACGCAGGCGCAACGAAGGGTGACCTCGTAACCATATCCATTATGCGAGTGAGTATGGAACATGTCGCATCTCTGTTCGCCTGTGCGGAAATGGGACTGAAGATTATCATTCTGGATAGTCCTGCAACGATAGAGTCACTCCCGTTTACCAAACTTGCACTACACGGGCCAAGTAAGTATTACATTCATGACTCACAGGAAGACACCACAAAGATTTACAATGGTCTCCATGACGAGATGATTAGACGATATGGTGGTAAGTCAATCGATATCAGAGATGATTCGTCAACAGAAGACTTCTATGTAGAAGTGTCATCAGATGACCCACTTCTTTTGAGTTCAACATCAGGAACAACGAAGGCATCTCGACCAGTCTTATTCTCACACAAAGAAGTTTATGCAATATCAAAGAGAAATATTAATGTGTTTGATTTCGAACCTAGTTCTTTTGTATGTCACTCACGCAATCTACATCACGCATCTGCACTCCTAACATCTTTGTTCCCATCCCTGATGGGGTCACAACGGCATTTTAATATTGCTATCGGTCATGACTTATCAGGAGAAGACCTTCTTCTATTACAAGGTTATCGGTGGATTCATAATATCAATACGACTCATATCATGATACCAAACAAGGCAACACTGATTGATTTTCTTGAGACGATTAACGAACCATTCAAGAGAACACTGAATATTAACATGTGTGGATTTGCACTTGACCAAGAGTTCGTAGAACTCGCGGAAAAGTATAACGTTCGTTTTCAATCTCATTACGGGTCTATCGATACGGCCATTCCACTTCTGGTAAACTTTGTTGATAAGGACAGTGTAGTCAAAGAGAATGGTCTAGGTGTATTGGCAGATGACTTTTATCAGTTTGATGGTAAAGAAGTTCGGTGTGAACTCTGGGACGAACCAAGATATATCGAGGACGATTTGACATTCGATGGTCAGTTCTTTATCGAACCGCGAGACTTGCCTGAAGTCCCAGATGATGTTGACCTCGAACCTTTCTATCAAGATACGAAAATAAACTTTGAACAACTTCGCGGATATCTAAAAAAAGTTAAAAAAAGTGCTTGACAATTCCTGTTCTATGTCGTAGTATAAGATATAGTCAAGAGAGAGGAAATGATTATGAATTACGAAATTAAATTAGAAGAGTATAATCAGTTTGTTGATTATTGCCACATGTTTTATGGTGAAGGCGAAATCTACGGAGAACACGGATTTGCGACCAAACAACAAATTCGTGAAGCGATTAACATCTACGTCAAAAATATAAAAGGCGAACAATGGGGTGGTGGAGACTCTGTTGACCGTGAGAATGTTGGTAATATTCTTATGGAAGAGTTTGATATCAATCTTTACAATTGGAAAGCAGAGGCTTAATATGATACGTCAAAACAATGATACTGGATATGTTCTCAACCTAGATGGGCCTGAAGGCAATGCGTTTGTCCTTCTAGGTGCTGCATCTAATCTGTGTCGGGAACTTGATTACAATAAAGATGAAGTCATGGAAGACTTGCAGGCGGGTGACTACAAATCACCTGTTGCAACTTTCGAAGGATACTTCGGGCCGTTTGTTACTTTAGAAACAAATAATCCTGAATATTTGGCACTTTTTGCTTGACATTCTTTGCGGGATGTCGTAATATAATAGTATAGTTAAGAGAGAGGAAACAAACTATGGCTTATGTATCACAAGAGATGAAAAAAGAGTTAGCGCCTGGCATTAAGGCAGTTCTCAAGAAGTATGGTATGAAAGGTTCTATCGGCATCAATCACCACAGTTCTTTGGTTGTGACTCTACAACAAGGGCCTTTGAACTTCGAAGGTGTAGATAACCGTGGCAATGATATCTTTTACGCTGCCACTGATGGTCTTCACCACAGTCAAGTCAATACCTATCACATTGACAAGTTCTATAACGGAGTGACTGCTGACTTTCTGAATGAGTTGGTTGCCGCAATGAAGGGCAAGACAAGTCGTGGTGAGTGGTATAACAAAACCGACATCATGATTGATTACTTCGACATCGCATACTATGTGAACGTCAATGTAGGCAAGTTTGACAAAGGTTACATCCAAATGGGTGAGGAGGCGTTAGCCGCATGATTGATGAAATGGACATTCGAGCTAAACGGTATGCCATCGTGGGATTTCTTGAACACGCCGAGCGTGACCTAGAAAAAGCAGAACTGAATGACAACAAAGAAGCTGTGGCAACTTATACATTCCTTGTTATGGAATACCAACAGATGTTAGAGGAGTTTGATGAACACTATGACATCCAAACCGTTTGACGAAATCGTAGAAACACTTGGCGATTATCTTCTTACCCGCTCCGACTATCCTGACGGAGATGGATTCGTCAAGAACTGGTTTGAGATTTTTCGTTATGTAAATAAAGACTATATAAGTATTCATACCGTTCCAGGCTTCTCTTATAGTTCGTCTGGTGTGCGTGAATATTTTATAAATTATGTGTGTAAATTACACAATAAAGAGATTGAAAACCCTATATAATATAAGAGGATTCTAATGGAATTAGAAGTATTCGAAATTCTGGAACAGTTTGGGCAACAAACTACCAGAGCCGATAAAATTAAATTGCTTAAAGCAAACAATATCCCTGCCATTCGAGATGTCTGTCGCGGCGCGTATGACGAGACTCTGGAATTCAGTTTACCCGAAGGTAAACCACCCTACAACCCAAACAGACCAGAGAGTGTTCCCTCGACCCTGCGTAAGGAACATCGCAACTTTGGTTACTTTGTAAAGGGTTTACCTCAATCGGAAAAGATTACAAACATGAGACGTGAGACAATGTTCATTCAGTTATTGGAAAGTATCCACGCTGAAGATGCAATCATCGTTCTCAATATGGTCGCTAAGAAAGCACCAGTAAAAGGTTTGACTAAGAAGATAGTAGAGGAGGCGTTCCCGAACCTATTATCATAATTTTCGTTATGTTCTTTTCACTCTAACACAAGGAGCAAATATGCCAAGAAACCAAATAGAGAGATTGAAGAACGACAGTCGAGAACTCGACAACTATATTCACCGACTTCATAAAAAAGGACGCACTAGCCTTGCTCAAAAGATGTCGGCGAAAAAAGAGTTTCTCAATCAAACTATTGCCGAATACGAAAGTTCAATTCTAGCATAAAGGTAGGTGGTCAAGTATCTCGTTGGGGGTGCTGGTCACCCTCAACGTTACTTACTTGGAGTTTAATTATGACTAAAAAACGCATTGAAGAAGACGGTTACTTCTGGGATTCTGACAACGACCAGTGGTATCCAATCGGTTCAGAAGAACCAATGGAACAAGTTTTAGGCACACCTGGCTTTGTTTCATCTACAGGCAACGTAATCAATAAAACATCGGGTGACTGGAAAGACCTGATGAAGAATATCAAGAAGGGTGCGGGCGAAGGGACTACTATCAAGACATGACTATGAAACGTCTCAAGATAGACCATCTCCTCAACTACGATGCCATCACACAAAATCAAAAGATAGCATACGACTCGTGGGATGACGGAGACCATTTGGTTCTCGCTGGTTCTGCTGGCACAGGTAAGACATTCATTGGAATGTATCTCGCTCTTTCTGATGTTCTTGACAAGTCGTATGAACAAGACAAACTTGTTATCGTAAGGAGTGTTGTTCCGACACGAGAGATGGGTTATCTGCCCGGCTCTATTGAAGAGAAAGTGGACGCATATACAGCGCCATATCGTGCAATCGCTACAGAACTGTTCAATGAGAAGATGGCATATAATGCGCTTGAGGCACAGGGTGCAATCTCGTTTATGTCCACTTCATTCATTCGAGGACAGACAATCGATGACGCAATCATTCTGGTTGATGAGATGCAGAACCTTACATATCACGAACTGGATAGTATTATCACCCGTGTAGGACGCAACACACGCATTATCTTCAGTGGTGACTACTATCAATCAGACCTAAATAAAGAGACTGACAAGAACGGTGTTCTGGACTTTCTAAACATAATGGAAGTCATGAATAACTTTACAACGGTAGAATTCGGATGGGCAGATATCGTAAGGTCAGACTTTGTAAGAGATTATATAATGACCAAAGAAATGGTCGAAAGAGGAAAACTAAATTGAGATTATCAAAGAACTTCACCCTGAGTGAATTTACCAAGTCCCAGACTGCTCTGCGACAAGGTATCGATAACACTCCTGAAGGAGAACATTTAGATGCTGCTAAAGAACTATTTGAAAATGTTGTTCAACCCGTCAGGGAGAACTTCGGTGTCACCGTCATTAACTCTGGTTATCGCGGGCCTGCACTGAACGAAGCTGTTGGTGGTTCATCACGTTCACAACATTGTAAGGGTGAGGCAGTGGACATTGAATGCCCAGGCACATCCAACTACGAAGTTGCAAAGTGGATTGAAGACAATCTGGACTTTGACCAACTCATCCTTGAGTTCTATACGCCTGGCATTCCTGACTCTGGTTGGGTTCATGTATCATACAAGACCGAAGATAATCGCAAGTCTGTATTGACTGCCATGAAGGAAGATGGTAAGACGGTATACAAGACTGGTTTGATTGAATGAATTTAATCTTTCAATATATGATTACCAATGCGGAAACCGAGAAACGTGGTAGAGTTCCTCAATATCCTCAAGGCACACGCGCAGAGTTGTATCGAAAAACCGCAGACCTTTCCGCCGAGTCGTTTCGCATCTATGCAGACAAGATTGGCGCACAACACCATTACTCGACCAAACAGGTTCACACAGCAGGTATAACAGGTTCTACAGTATTACTTTTCGAATGTATGCGAGTGGTCTATGACCCAATGTATGACGACTATGACAAGGTTCTATTCGTTGATGCGGACATCATTTGTAATACCGAAGAGAACATTTTCGACGAGACCAATGGTCATGATGTGACGGGTGTATTTGAGTCTGAAATCCGCACAGAAAAGAGTGGTGGATATAACACTTGGGATTACAATGACAAAATTAAGAACGAACTGATTGCCAAGTATGAACGCAATGGTATCCCTATTGTCCCTACAAAACCCCCATATAGACCCTCTTGCGTCATGACCTTTAACACAGGTGTATTGGTATGGACTAAGGAAGCGAGACTAAGAGCAAGAGAACTCTTTGACCCTTGGCAAGACTATATGGAAGACGGGGATAAACACGGTGACCCATTCTGGTTAAACAACGACCAACCTTGGTTATCAGGACAACTAATCAAACACGGATTCAATATTCAAAGTATTGACCAGACGTGGAATGATACTCCTACACACTGGCCAGACGACAGGGGATACGATATGAACTTCCTACACTACACGGGTGGTGGTAATAAGGTAGTTATGCTTAAAGACTACGAAAATAATAAGTTCAAATACCTAAAAAAGACTTGACATTTCTCTTTCTTTATGTAATAATAAGACATAATCAAGAAAGAGAGTTTATATGTTAGAATACAATACACAATATCACAAAGTCATTCTCACTGACGCAGACGGTGTTCTGTTGAACTGGGGCTATGCATTCGATGTCTGGATGCACGAGAAAGGATATCGTGTATCTGATAAGTTCGCATATGACATCAGCGAACTGTATGGTATTCCCAAAGCAGAAGCAAAACGGTTAGTTCGGGACTTCAACGAAAGTGCTGCAGTCGGTTTCATTCCGCCTCTTCGGGATGCTATTCAGTATGTCAAGAAACTCCACGAAGAATGTGGATATGTCTTTCACCTGATTACAAGTCTAAGTAAAGACCAGAACGCACAACGGTTACGGACGCTGAACATTCAGAAGTTGTTCGGTGAGACTGCATTTGAGAAGTTTATCTATCTTGATACTGGTGCAGACAAAGACGAAGTTCTTGCGCCCTATGAAGGAACTGAGTATGTCTGGATTGAAGATAAGGTAGAGAACGCAGTTGCTGGTGCAAAGGTTGGTCTTGAACCTCTGGTCATGGAACATGCATACAATATGGATTGTAAAGACTTTCCTCTGATGAAGAACTGGAAAGATGTCTACGAGTTCTTAGTTGACTAAATACCTTCGTAATTACGGAGAGACTATCATGGCAAAAAAACAAAAACAATTACAAGAACAATCAATTTATGACAAATATGATTTAGATGGAGATGGTGTAGTGACTGACGAAGAACTGGCGAGAGCCGAAGAGATGCGTAGATTTGAGAATGAAGATGAGAAGGCAGACGCACAACGCAAGATGGCATGGTTTGCTCTCTTGGGTATGTTGTTATACCCCGCTGGCATCTTCTTCACAAGCTTGGTTGGTCTGGATAAGGCGGCTGAACTCGTAGCAGATATTGCATCTGTCTATTTTGTATCAGTTGCAGCAATCGTAGCTGCATTCTTTGGCGCATCGGCACTTACTAAGAAATAATGGAAAAAATTAGGTGGCGCGGCACGCCAGGCGTGGGCGACTTTATGTGGGCTCTGAATTCATCACATAAACATGCATACGATACAGGTAAGAAAGTAAACCTCGAAATGCACTGGGAGCATGACGAGGATTACCTTCATCATCCCCAAGACCCTGAGACAATAATTCAACGTATGAAATGGATGCATACAAAATATCATCGACAGGATGATGTTACGATTACTCATGTCTATAACTCTGATTTATTTGAGAGTGGTGCTTTCAATAATAGACAAGACAAAGACAGATTTTATTTTGACTCTAAAGCATATGAACCATCTGGTTCACCTGATAATAACTGGATATTCAATAAGGAAGAATTTGTTCCTAAAACGAAAAAGATTGTGATGTGGACACCCCACTACAACAAAGAAAAACCAAGAAGTTGGAAAAGGTTCTTGACAAGTGATGATTGGTATGATATAATTAAGCTACTTTCTTGGAAGGGTTGGATACTACAGGAGTTAACCTACAGAACACCGATTAAAGAAGCATATAAACACATACAGGAGTGTGACTTTATTGTTTGTTATGATGGTATGTGGCATTACATTGCAAGGAACTTTGCTAAACCAATGTATATTCCGTCTTGGGAAGGTGTGACTAGTTATAATACACCTAATACAATACAACTGGAAAATGGATATAATCAATACTCTAACTTTGTAACCGCACAGCCATTCGCCCAAAAAGAAGTGAAAGATTTCTTTGGAACAGGTGGTAAGGATTTTGTTCCTAACCTAGATAGAATGAAAGACAAAGCACACAGACATATGAAACGAATAGAACGATTTTGGAATGAAGATTGATAGAGCAGTAATAGAAGTATATGGTGGATGTAACTACTCGTGTAGTATGTGTCCTCAAGATATGCGAACAGGTGGACGTGACATGCGATTCAAGGGTAAGATGACTCTTGAAGAGTTTGAAAAGAATGTTGCTGATTGCGCTCAACATGGTCTACGGGTCGTAAACCTTGATGGTAGTGGTGAGGCAACCGCAGTCAACAACCTACCTGACTATATCAGAATTGTCAAGAAGTATAACGCACAGGCTGTTATCTTCTCTAACGGATTCAAGATGCATGGTCAATACATGAAGGATTGTGTTGATGCGGGTCTTGACTTCTATCGATTCTCCTTTATAGGTTCTAATTCTGATAAATACAACGAGTGGATGTATAATAAAGTCGGTGGCACATACGAACAGATTATTCAAAACATCCGCGAGATGAAGGCGTATGTGGATGAGACCGACTCAAAGTGTGTAGTTGCAACATATCATCTGATAACTGACAATGACAATCTACAGAATGAACTAGACGAATACAAAGCATTGGTCGAAGACCTAGGCGTTAAAACAGAGATTTGGAAACTACACAACTGGAGTGGTGTGTATGACCCGTCTTATAAACGCGAAGGTAAGGTAAAGACCTGTGGGCGACCTTTTAGTCCAGACGTTGTTATTCGTGTTGGTGGCCTTGATGGTAAAAGAGGTGCTGTCGCTCCTTGTTGTCAAGTCTTGGGCAGAGACGAGGAAGCGGTTCTCGGTCACACATCTGAAAACACAATTGAAGAAATCTGGTTCGGTGATGAGTATAGTCAACTCCGTGATGACCATACTACTGGAAATTATCCTGATTACTGCCGTGGGTGCGACTTTCTACTTGATGACCCTGAAGTTCTAGTTTACTCGAATCACAATCGTGACCTTCACCACATGTATGGGACGGAGTTCGACCTCAATGAATTCCGATAAAAAGATTGTATTGATATTCAATGGTGTTCCGCCTGATGGTATGAATGTGAATGCCATGACAGAACGGATTCTAAATCATATTCCACACGACAAGGCAGTCTTTCATTCGTGGACAGAATACAAGGATAAGTTCAAAGATTTCAAGTATGAAGTTTTGTTCACACCAGAACCAGAGGTTACATATCATCCATATGAACCTGAAGAGAAAGTGGTCGAGGTAACCAAACACCATAAAAGGCATTTTCAGATATTAGGGTTTGCTCATGCGGTTGATAGTCTAGACGAAGAATTTGATTACTACATCAGAGTTAGATATGACACCTACATCAATAATCCCTTGACAAGAGATGTGATTAATGTTATAATGGAAAAATATAAATGTGAAACTGTAGGTTTCGGAGCCGTTCCTGTTATGATGACTCCCGAACAATTTGAAGTGGCATTACAAAACCTTACTGTTCCATTGGATTATCATTGGGTAGTAGATGAGAATAAACTGAGAGACTTTCTTATTATAACAAAGAGCGTTGATACAAATAAGATATTTCAACTATACGATGAGAAAAAATTATTACCAGCCGAAGATGGTTGGTGGCAAGTCTTACACAAAGAGAAGACAAGGAATATACTGAGTTGGGTTACACTATGGAGACATGTGACAACATTTGGATGATACAGATGCCTGAGAGTGAGGTGTCGCAGTATTATGTGAACAAGGTTCTACCCTCGTGGAAGAAACATGGGTTTGAGGTGAACATGTTTGATGCGGTGACTGCCGAGACTCTTCATCTATATGATGATATTAAGATTGACCAGTATCACGGCAAACGAGACTTCACCCCGTCAGAGATGGGATGTTGGTATAGTCACTATCTTCTCTGGGAAAAGTGTGTGAAAGAGGACAGACCAATCACGGTGATAGAACATGACACCGAATGTCTGACATCGGATATGCCTGTAATCGCACCATACTTCTCAATCTGTAATTTTCAGAACGATGATGAGTTTCACAACTATTGCGATAGGTTCAAGGGTCACCCATACTGGTGGGACTTAAAACTCTGCCCTATCACATCCGCATATTATATCGAACCAGAGGTCGCAGAGGAATTACTCTTAGAGTGTGTGACTGAGGTTCACACCAGATACATCGATGATATCATGTTCGATAAACTAAATCGGGATACTAATCTCGTGACTAAATATTGCAGACCAGTATATGATGCAGAAATTGGAGGCACAGTTGGCCACTAGAATGATTTACCAAGTGTCGGTAGGTAAACCGTCAAAACTATACGACCACTGTATTCAGTCGGTTGCAGACTATTGTAAGAAGTATGATATTGAACACATTGTATTGACACAGCCTAAGTTGCGTATCAAACCAGATATCTTTGCGACAAATCGTAGTGAAGAGTCCTATATGAAATATGGTGGATATCTACCTATCTACGAGAAAGAGAATGCATTTGAGTATCTGAATTATTACGACCAGATTGCAATCATCGACGCAGACATCTATATCCGACCAGACGCACCAAATATCTTTGAGGACTTTGGAACAGAACAAGCCTTTGGGGCTGTGTGTGAACGTGAGATGAGTATTCAGGATTGGTATAAAGACAAGATTATCAATTACTCTCGTATGCAATATAATCCTCTCCATAGTAATAAATTAGATTTCAAACCGAATAGTCTAGGGTTTGAGTTCTTCAACATGGGTCTGATTCTGTTGAACAGTGAACTCTTCAAACCATATCTCAAGGGCCAAGACCCACATAGTTTCATCAATCGTATGGAGTTCAAGGACTTTGTTGATGGACAGGGTGCATGGAAGTGGTCTACTGACCAAACGCTGTTGAACTACTTCCTCAAGAGATATAACATTCCAACCAAACACATGGACGGTAAATGGAATGGGTTGTATAGTGCAGTCGATAACTTGAAGGACTGTCACTTCATTCATTTCTTCCTCAAAGACAAACTTCCTAATAAGGGGGAGAATGTTGGAGAGTTGATGAAACAAATTGTATAAATACTGTTATTGTCAATAGAGTGAATAAGGAACTAACATGTTAAATCCACAAGAGTTTGTGAAGAAAATTCGCAAAGAAAACCAAGCATTGTTCGAAGCATCCAAGATGAACGTCAAGGCATACTTCGAAGGCGACCTTCCTAAAGAGGAAATGGTTGACCACTTCATTGGTCGTATGGTCAATGAACGTATGAATATGTCGGAAATCTCTGCACAGATTGCTAGTGCAGAAGATGATGCAGACCCAAGAGAATTAGAATTGCTTTCAAAACAAGCAGCAGACGAAGCAAAACACTACCGTATGGTCAAGGAAGTTATTGAACATATCACTGGTGAAGAAGTAAACGTCTCCCAAGCACTTGAAGCTGAAAGAAAAGCAGACACTGCCAAAGGTGCATCACTGCTTGAGAAGTATGACGCAGAGAACGACGAAGCAGTCCTCGCCGCATACCAGTTGGTCGCGGAAGGTCGTGCAGAAGCAGTGTGGAATCAGATGGCAGACACTATCGAAGATAGTTTCATCTCTGGTCGTTATCGCGAGATTGCCAAAGACGAAGGTTTTCACAGTGGTATCGGCGCATACAAGTTACGCAAAGTTGCAACTGATGAGAAAACACAGAGTCGTGTTCTTCGTATTATCGAAGCAATGCGTAAAGACCTGTTTGAAATCTCGTGCGAAAACACAGTAGAAGCAAAAGGTTCACGCGAACTCGTAAACGCAGCCTACGGTTGGTAAATGAGAATAGGACTCACACAAAGAGTCCTCACGCACAACGGACAAGTTCATGACTCCTTAGACCACAACTGGTATAGGTTGTTGAAGGGTCATGAACTCATCCCCATCCCAAATCGTGAAGACTTAGATTATGAATCCCTTGCGGAGTCTCTCGACCTACTCATCATTACGGGTGGGGACAACGAAGAGATTCGCATCCTCACAGAAGTATCCCTCATAACCGAAATGTCGAGACTGGGTAAACCTATGCTCGGTATATGTCATGGTGCGTTTCTACTGACAGAGATGCTCGGTGGCAGCACAAAAGACTGTGAGGGTCACTATGATACCGAACATCTCGTCTATGGTAACATACCTACCCACACCCGTGTGAACAGTTTTCATAATATTTCTATTGACAAACTACCCCAAAATGTGATACAATTATACATTGATGATGAAGGTAACACAGAGTCTTGGATGAAGGGTAACGTTTGCGCGATTGTCTGGCATCCCGAAAGAATGTCTAGACCTTTCATACCTAAAGAGATTAGAGAGGTGACAGGATTATGATGAAACAAATTGAGAATACAGAGACCTATCAAGTTACTGATATATGGAACTATGACATTCAAGTTGTGAAAGGCACCAGCACGACCTATCTCAACAATCACGAGTCTATCGGAACAAGTTATATCATGGGCAAAGATTGTAGTGTCCATATGAAGAATGGCTGGTCTGTCGATACAAACAGTTTTGCTGGACAGACAGATAATGAGTTTACTGTTGAGACACACAACGAGACATCTGTATTTGCTCATATCAAGTTCTATGGTCTACATCTCAACGATGACCGCATGTTTATACCACACGATAATCCAAAAGGCAACCTATCATACATGGATGGCGGCACGAACACCACCGCAGTAAACCCAGGCCGTCTTGGACTCCCCGTCATCAACTATGTCCACTTCCCCGCAGGGATGAAACAAACTCTACACACCCACCCAAGTCAACGTATTGGATTGATTCTCTCAGGTAAAGGTGAGATTGAACTCGATAATGATGAGATGTTCCCTATCAAAGCAGGTGACTGTTGGGTGATGGAAAGAAACGTTCTACACAATTTCATGTGTAATAAGGGTGAGGACGTTACGTTGTTTGTATTCAGTCCTGACTCTGGAACAGGCCCCACAGATGAAATCAATCCATTGAAAGTGAGAACCTATGTCGGGCAACAAAGAGTATAAAAGACTACTGATAGTCACAGGCCCACAAGGGTCTGGTAATCATCTATTCAGTAAAGTTCTTGGTTATCATCCGTATGTGAATGGGTGGGACTTTGGTGACAAGTATTGGATACCAAGTGACGAAGAACCCTTTGCAGAGTGCTGGGTTGACCCGTCAAAGACAAAGAGTATGTTGAAGGGTTCTGCGATTGTCGCAAACGTCAGTGTGCCTTTTGTGTATGACGGAGTGAAACAAGTCCCGAAGATACAAGAAGTTGTAAACGAAGCGAAGAATGCGGGATACGATGTGAAAGTCTGTGTCGTTGTAAGAGAAGAGAATATCAATAAAGAGCAACAGAGACGAGTTCGAAAAGAAGTCACGATGCCGACTGCACTACAATACTATTACAATCTAGATGCAGACCTACACTTTCTATCGCACGAGTCACTCTATCTCTATGGCGGTGCATACCTGAAGTGGTTGTCAAAGGTTCTAGACTTCCCAATTGCATACGATGATGAACGAATAAATAAGACAATCAGTGAGAACCAGAATGAGAAGTATGTAAAGCATGTTGACTCTCACTGGCTTGATGAACAAGTATGGAATGGGATAAGACCAAAGAATGAACGGTAAGTATATCTTCGTAACAGGTGCGCCAGGCAGTCGTTGGAGTGGGTATGTAGAAGACCACCTATACACTCGTGATGACCTTGACAAGACAGATATGTCACCTGAACGAGAGTATTGGCGTGGTCGTGAGGGTTGTAAGAACCTGATGCATCGAGGTGCATACTTTGACCCCGGCATGGAGTTTAGAAACGAAGAGAAACACTGGGACGAACCTTTCAGTGGTGAGGGCATTCGCGTAATCAAGTCTCACACATTTGCATATCACTTACCATATCTCATGGACTTTGGTTGTCCTATTCATTTGGTATATAGAACTAACCAAGAATGTTTCGATTGGTGGCATCAATGTGGTGGTTGGAATATCAAGTATCCTGACTACAAGTGGTATCGTGACGATGACAATATGATAGAACAGATACAGATGCAGAACCTTCTCATCACGGAATTTGTTCAAGAACATGAACTTGAAAAACATAATGACGGAAAGCGAGATTATTACATATGGAATACAACAGAGAATGGTTGAAGAACTATTTCACATATGACTGGCCGAGTTCTCGCACCGCAGGACTCGATAGTTATTACTGGACTGGATGGAGATTGATTGATGAAATTAATGATACAGAATCTGTGCTTGACGTGGGTTGTGGGGTTAATCCTTTTAAAAGACACCTTAAAAACTTACATGGTATCGATATTACAGACATTGGGTCAGACGAACAAGTAGCAATAGAAGACTATCGACCTGACGAAAAGTTTGATGTTGCATTCTGTCTAGGTAGTATTAACTTTGGTGAGTTTACGGATGTTGCAAAACAAATCGATAACTTGACTAAGTTCTGTATGAAAGATAAGTCGCGTATCTACTGGAGATGTAATCCAGGCCATCGTGACCATGACAATAAGAATGTGAACGAAGTTCCCTTCTTTAAATGGCATATAAATCATCATATAATGCTTTCAGAAGCAACGGGTTATAGGGTCACGGAGTTTATGCCTGACCAGAATAGAATGTATGTAAAGTGGGAAAGAAAATGAAATCATTTTTAATATATGTTGAAGGTAATAATGCCAGTGAACAATGTAAAGAGATAGCAGAGAAGTCTCTTCAGAAATTCAATTGGGATTATGAACCAATCTCTGGTATTACCCCTAAGACTCTTGACGATAATGAGTTTTCTTATTCTAATATCAATAGTGGTCGGTTGGAGTGTTTCTCCAAGAATGAACCACGCAAGTATCCTATCAAGAAGTCTTGTGTCTTTAATAATCTAAGACATGCGACCCGTGTTATCAATGCGGGCGAACCAATGATTTTTCTTGAACATGACATTCAGGTAATTAGTAAATGTGATATACCTTCCTTCGAGGACTATCTTTTTCTCTCCTTCGATTACGCATTTAAGAAACCCTCTATTCTTGCCCACAAATCTTGGTCTAATTGGCAACAATCATACACACCTCCTCTTGAAGTAACATATGAGTTTCCGACCGAATATCCATTGAGGTATTATCATAACAATCGATGGACTGGCGCACACATGACACCAGGCACTTCTGCCTATGCCCTAACTCCCTATGGTGCTGAGAAGTTACTTCGGGCAGCCGAGAAACACGGACTTGACCAAAGTGATTACATATATAACAGCAAAGTTATGAAACTACAGGCACTCAATCCAAGTATTGTAAAATTACAAAAAACAAATCCGAATCTAAGTCATAAAGGAAGTTAGAATATGGCTGTTAAACATGATATCACTTATGTGAAAGACATCAAAGAATTTTATAAAGAAATCACAAAATCACAACAAGGGTCACACGGAAAAGAATATATGCATCACCACAATGCATTGGTCAAATGTGCCAAGGAATCCGAGACAATCAAAGAACTGGGTGTCTGTCAGGGTGCTACCCTTGCCGCAATGTTGATGACTAATCCTAAGAAAATTACTGGTATTGATATAGCACCGCATGATTTCCTTCCATATATCAAGCACTTCGAAAAATACGCAGAAGAAAATAATATTGATTTTTCGTATGAGAATATGTCAAGTCATGACAAATCATCTATCAGTGAGGTTGACCTCCTTCACATCGACAGTCTGCATCAACCCCAGCATCTGTTACAAGAACTGAAGCTTCATGCACCCCATGTAAAGAAATATATCGTCTTTCACGATACTGCGAACTTCAAAAGTTCGAAGGGTCTGTTCCCAATCATTGCTAACTATATCACTGAGATTGAACAGGAATGGAGTATTGTTGACCACTATATTCAACGGGTTGGATACACAGTAATCAAACGGACACCTAGAATAAAATATGACGATTAAACTTGTCCTCTTTGACCTAGATGGTGTTCTGGTTGATACAAAGGATATCCACTACGAGGCACTAAACAAAGCACTGGGTGACCGTGCAATAACTCAGGAGGAACACCTGAGAGTCTATGATGGTATGACCACCAAAGACAAACTATCTCGTATGGGTTACTCTGAATCAGAGTCGAAAAAGATATTCGAAGAAAAACAACTGAACACATATGATAGATTAGATACGATACAACAGAACGATGACATTATAGATTTGTTCTTACGACTAAAGGAAGATGGTTATGATATTGGAATATGCTCTAATGCGATTAAAAGAACTGTGGAGAAATGCCTATCCAGAATTGGTGTTATTCATCTATGTTCATTTTTTATTACTGCTGATGATGTAGACCACGCAAAACCACATCCAGAGATATACTGGAAAGCAATGTCTCAATGTGGAGTGTTACCCGAAGAGACTATAATTATTGAGGACTCTCCAACAGGTCTACTCGCAGCTCATCGTTCAGGTGCGAATGTGATACGAGTGAGTTCACCTGAAGAAGTAAACGTTGACCTAGTAGAGAATATAAAAGGTAAACCCGTGAAACCGAAGTGGAAAGATGATAAACTCAATGTCCTGATTCCGATGGCAGGGGCAGGGAGTCGTTTTGCCGATGCTGGGTATACCTTTCCCAAACCCTTGATTGATGTTGAGGGTAAACCTATGATTCAGACGGTTGTGGATAATCTGGGGTTTGATGCAAACTATATCTTTGTTGTTCAAAAAGAACACCGCAAACAATATAACCTCGACTCAATGTTGAACCTGATTGCACCGAACTGTAAGATTGTAGAGGTCGATGGTGTGACCGAAGGTGCAGCCTGCACAACTCTTCTTGCAAAAGAATATATTGACAACGAATATCCCTTGTTCATCGCGAACTCTGACCAGTATGTTGAGTGGGACGTTCTTGACTTCATGTATAAGATGAACGAGAAGAAAGCACACGCAGGTATCGTTACCTTCAAGGCAACCCATCCTAAATGGTCATACGCAAAGACCGATGGTATGGGAATGGTTGTAGAGGTCGCAGAGAAGAACCCTATCAGTGACAATGCGACTGTTGGGTTCTACTACTGGAAACGTGGTAAGGATTATGTAACCTACGCCGAAGATATGATTTACCATGATATTCGTGTGAATAATGAATTCTATGTTTGTCCTGTGTTTAACATCGCAATCAAAGATGGTAAACAAATACACACCTATGAGGCTGATACTATGTGGGGTCTGGGAACACCTGAAGACTTGGAGACTTACCTGTGTCGATAGATGTTTCATTGTGTGTATCGGGTAAGTGGAAAGGGGACTGGTGTGATTTCACAGAAAGATTGCGTAGAATTGTTCCTCATAATAATTACTATACAATGACTTATACTGATTGTGACCATGACTCAACATTTAAGATGGAAGAGCCAGAGGTTACATATCATCCTGTCCTTGATACAGAAGCTTATCCAGACGCAGAAAGTCTTGAACGTAGATATTTCTTCAGTTTGTCTGACGAAGACATCAAAAGAGGTGCCTTTCACACTTCACTTATAGATTTCAAACGCAAAGCAGTTCATTGGCACAAACAGATACTCATTCACAATCACATGATGAAGAATATTCCGAAGTGTGATATTGTAATTAGAAGTCGGTTTGATACGATTGTCTCTGACCAAATTGATTGGTCTTCACAAATTAATCAATCTTATGATGAAGAAATTCCCATAGGATTTAATACAATAAATGTGATTAAGAGTGGAAGACCCTACAATAAACTTCATCCCATGCAAGACAAGGCAACATGTTATATCAATGACGCATTGATTATACATCCATATAAGTCTTGGGATTGTGACTTAGTTGATGAACTATATAAGGATAAGAAATTAAAAGGTGCTGAAGAGGGTTGGTATCAAGTTTTATCAGAACCTAATAATCTATATCATCGTTCATATATCGGTGGTGCATATCTAAATGAATTTTTTTGGGGTATACCAGACAAAGATGCAAGCCTACATAATCACTCTTCTTGATGACCGTGACTCTCGTGATGCATCTAATCGCGTGGTCAAGTCTATCGATGATACAGGTTCAGACCTTGAACCGATAATCTTTCGTGCGACCACGCCTGAGTCACTCGAAGAAGATATGTGGTTGAAACTTGACTGGACATTCCCTACCAACGCAAGTCAAGACCGTATGGACATGGCGACAGGACTATACCTTCAACACTATCAGACCGCAGACCTACAGAATCGTATTGCGTGTATGGTGAGTCACATGCGTCTGTGGCAGAAGTCAATCGACCTTGACGAACCGATTATGGTTCTGGAACACGATGCACTCTTCACTCGCAAGTTTAGATTTTCGGACTTGACAGATGGGTTCAAAGGTGGTATAGTAGGACTCAATGACCCTCGTGGTGCAACTCGAAAGGCGAGTCTGTTTCATTCGAAGGTCAGTTCGCGTATGGGGTTACAACCAGTTCCAGACCTTGAGGACAACTATCCTCACGGACTCGCTGGAAATTCTGCATATATAGTTACACCAAAAGGTGCAAAGAAAGTATTGAAGAAGGTGAAGGAAGTAGGAATGTGGCCCAATGATGCAATCATGAACAGACAGTTCTTTCCGTGGATGCAAGTGGTCTATCCTTACTACACAACTATTCAGAGGGGGTTGGTCTCAACCACAACGTCATGAAAGCAAAAGTAATTACACTAATCAACAATTCATCAAGTATCGATGTCGCAGAACGATGTATTGCGTCAGGTAAAAAACACGGTGTGACTGTAGAATGGTTTCGTGCTATCACACCTAATGACGAACCACTCGAACTACTGGAATATGAACGTATTCCACCAAGCGCATTTGACGAGAGATACTCTCGCAATCTGAATTGTATCTCTGCATTCCTGTCACACTATTCGTTGTGGAAAGAATGTGCATTAGGCAAAGAGACCTACGCAATCTTTGAACACGATGCAGTCATCACCGCACCCCTCCCAACCCAACCATTTCAGTATGCGATGAACATTGGTGCGCCATCATATGGTAATTGGAATACGCCAGAGACTCTTGGTATCAATCCACTAACAACCAAGAAATACTTTCCAGGCGCACACGCATACATGGTCACGCCCGCAGGCGCGAAGAAACTCGTAGAGGCTGCACCCAAGTTCGCAAAACCAACTGATGTGTATCTGAACCTTGATACTTTCCCGTGGTTGCAGGAATACTATCCATTCTGTGCAGAGGCGAAAGATAGTTTCACCACGATTCAGGTAGAAGAAGGTTGTCGCGCAAAGCACAACTGGAAGAAGGGGTATAAGATTATCGATGCGTGAAGTATTTCTAACTGGATGTGATATCAACACAGAGTGGCAACTCCCGTGGTTCATTCATAACTTTGAACGACACAATGAAGGTCACCTCATCATTGCTGACTTTGGTATGTCCGAAGAGATGTTAAGTCATATATCAATGTATCAAATCATTGAGATTAAATCGCAGGAAAAGGGTTGGTTCAAAAAACCCCGTGCGATACTGACAGCCTCACGTCTCAGAGATGTTGACAAGGTTTGTTGGCTTGACACTGATTGTGAAATCAAAGGGAATATAGAACATATCTTTGACCTGTCTGAACCAAACAAACTTGGTATGGTAGAGGATAGACCGTGGACTGCTCGAAGGAATGAGATGGGTAAATGGTATAATTCTGGTGTTGTTCTGGTCGAGGGAACACCTACAATACTTGGAGACTGGGCAAGTAACTGTGTTCGTAATCCAGTTCAGGGTGACCAAGAGGTTCTCTACTTCATGATGGGTGGAGATGAGTTGAAAAAACTTGCATATATAAATCCATTACCTCACACATATAATACATTGCGTATCGACTATCAAGATGGTATCGCGGTGAGGAAGCCACTAATTGTTCACCACACGGGTGAAAAAGGTAATCAAGCAATAAGGAAACAAATGAATGTATGAATATAGATGTAATGTCGTGAAGATTATTGACGGCGACACAGTTGACGTTGATATCGACCTCGGCTTTGGTGTGTGGATGCGTAAACAACGTATTCGAATGTATGGTATCGACACTCCTGAATCGAGAACTCGCGACTTAGAAGAAAAGAAATATGGTCTTGCTGCAAAGGACTTTCTGACTAGTTTGTTGGATGATGAAGGTGGTATTGTTTTGAAAACACATAAAGACGGTAAGGGTAAGTTTGGTCGTATTCTGGGTGAGTTGTGGAGAACCACAAACTACGCAGACCAATCAATCAATGACTATATGATTGAGAAGCACCATGCGGTTCGTTACATGGGTCAGTCCAAAGATGACATTGAAGAACAACACCTAGAGAATAGAAAACATGTTTCTCTCGTCGAGTAAAGAAATAGGGTTCATCCATGTTCCCAAATCTGCGGGAACAACCATCAAGGATGAACTAGAAAGAACTCTTGGTAACGACTATCATATCGGTAGAGGTAAGGCAGTCGCACAAGAACTACGAAATCTCAAGGGTGAGAATGACGGGTCTCCTGCATTCCATTCTGAGAAGATGACGCATCGGGAGAGTCATGACCTCGCACAATATCCTCATCACCTTGAGAGACATCTTCTTGAGAAACGTAATGGGAAATGGCGTGATTACAAAATCTTTGCGGTGATACGAAACCCGTGGGATAGATTGATGGGTGCGTTTCTGTATCGGGTGATGAAGGACGGCCCTGTGTGGGAGAAAGATGGAGACTATCTGAATGACTTCAACTTCGAATACTGGTTGAAGGAAGAACATGAGAAACAATGGCCTCACATCTTTGTTCACCCGTTATCAACATGGGTCAAAGATACAGACGCGATTATGAAGTTTGAGAACTTAAAAAACGATATACATATTCTAAATGATTATCTAGGGTTCGAACTCGACTTGGGTGTTCATAGAAATAAAAGTTTTAAGCACCTGATGGGAATTAGAAACAGTAACGATTTGATTCAACCTCACATGAAGAAATGGATTACAGAAAAGTATAGTGATGAGATTGAGATGTTCGGATATGGAGACTATGAATGAGAGTTAACGTATTAGGTAACGGAAATAGCGCTGGTATGTTCCAGAGAGGAACGAAGGGTAAATTACTAGTATGTAATATGCCTCCTATGTCTATTCCTCGTAAGGAAGTCTGGGCGACCTGTATGGTTGATTTCAAGATGATGATGGCGTTACAAGAAGGTCAAATCAAACTTGACATGTATGATTGGGTTCTGGGTAATCGTCCAAAGATTTGGATGGAACAAAGCGGAACATTCTACATGAAATACTCACATCTCATCAAGGGGTTTCATCTCGAAGTTCCAGAGTATGCAGCACGAGAAGGGCAGAATATGGGACAGGCGGCGACCAATTTCAACTGTGGTCACTTTGCGGTTCATTATGCCTGTAAAAAGATGAAGGCAACAGAGGTTCACATTTATGGTTTCGATAGTTTGTTTGATATGAACCTAGAGAGTTTTACAGACTTGATATTAGAATCAGACCGTTCAACACCCAATACGGTTCGACTGAACGATAATTGGAGACATGTATGGATTGGTATGTTCAATGAATTTGATGATGTCACTTTCCATTTGTATTATGGTCATGATAAGATTAAGATTCCCATTCCCGATAACGTAAAAATAAACGTAGTGACTAAGAAAAGATGAAAATAAAAGAAGTAAAATATTTCATACGAACTTATGAAAAAGATATAACTTCTGGAAAGATTACTGACCCTCAAATGATTGAGAAACTTCGTATTGCTCGTGAAATTAATGCAAAATATTGGAAAAAAGTATTTAACAAAACCCGTTGATACAGAAAACAGAAAAAAACAACATAAAGTCCTTGACTTTGACAACCAATTGTGTTATTATATAAAAACAATCGGACGCATAGCTCAACTGGATAGAGCAACAGCCTTCTAAGCTGTAGGTTCGGGGTTCAAGTCCCTGTGCGTTCACCAAACATGGAGCATATAATGAGTGAAACTGTAACAATCGAACAAGTCCTTCAGGACGTTCATCCTGAACTTTCTGCCGACAACAACACCTATCGTCTTTTCAGACTGAACGAGGGGTTCTCTCTTGACCGTCTGTCTAACACCGACATCGCTTACTACAAGCGTGCCAACAACTTCGTCAAAGGTGACAAGTTGGTTGTTGTTCAGAATTCCAAAATCATCTACATTGAGGATTAGAATATGGAATATTGGAATTTTACCTTACTACCAATGCGCCAATACATAAAAACATTCTTCGAAACACCAGCATCTAACATGGTTGGTGTTTGTATTGGTGGCGCATTGGTTGGCACTAATATTGTCAACTTCACATGGCTTGGTCTTCTAGCTGGTATCTTTCTGATTCTTGCTGAAGGTATTCAATACTTTGAACGGCAAGACTAATGTCGGATAATTCAAGACCTCGTGCAGTCTTCGCTCCAGATGACTATGCAACAATCCGTAAAGCACTACAAGTGTATATGCACAACTATGGTAATAGTTTGGATGAGGAAGAGTCTCGTAAGATTGCGAGTCTTCTTCACCGACTAGGAAGATTTGGTTATGAAGCGTGAGAGTTATTGGGACTATATGGGTCGGAAGATTCGTGAGTCTCGTGAGGCCATGTTGACCGATAAAGAACGTATTCAAGACCTCGAAAGACGAGTTGTAACTCTTGAAGGTAAGTTGGAAAAGATAAGTGCCAGTTATAGAAACGCCTCGTGGCGACCAAATCCACTTGACGGTTAACGAGTAATACCGCGCTTCTTTTTCTCTTGTTTAATCCACTTCTTGGCGAGTGGATTATCGGGTTCACGTTTGATAAACTTCTGAACATCACGATATGCACGGAGCGTTTCTTTCTTGAAGTCTTTACCAGTTGAATTATCAACTACGAGCATATCTTCCTTACCGAACATCTGTTGGAAAGCACCAATGTTCTTTTGAACATCTTTCCACATCTGGGTAACTTCTTTTTCACCAACTGAACGGTCACGCAACTTATCTCTTTCGATTGCAGTATCAAGGTCGGTGTTGACAAAAATCATTGCAGTGTCATAACCCAAGTCTTGAAGAACCTTGGCTTGTTTTCTCACCTTTGCAAAATCTTTACCAGTTCCGTCAATAACTAAACCAAGGCGACCCTTCATGTATAGGTCTTGTTTCTTACCAGTCAACGCCTTTGCTCTAACACGAATATCTTGACCTTCGTCGGAGAAGATTTCGTCAGGAGTCATCGCTTTACCAGCCTTCTTCATTGCATTCTCGAATGCATCATCAGAGTTGACGACTCTGAATCCAAGAACAGGAAGACCAGTCTTACCTACGATAAACGATTTACCAGACCCAGGCCCGCCCGCAAGGAATACTGCCTTGAAGATTGTAGGGTCGTTAACACCCTCTTCGATATATTGGAATTGATTAAAACTAAGCATAGATTCGATATCCTTTCGATATAACATCTATCATGTATTTAGATAATTGACGAGATTTGTCATCATAGTCTTTTTCGTCAAATGTCGCATACGCAGTTCCCAAAAACGAAGAGATGTCCGACAAATCTTCTGTGTCTCCAACTACTCTATCATCATAATGATAGTTCACATCATTATTATCAATATCTGGATTATAGAAAGACGCCGTTACAGATTGTCTAACGAAATCATCTATAACATCAAAGTTTTCTACACATAAAGATTGGAAAATATTTTTCACTTCACTGATATCCACAGGTGATTCTGGTTCATCGACACCTAACAGAAGAACAGCATCAAACTCAACACCATTCATATCAGTTGTAATACTATAATCATTATCACCAAAAGTAAAGTTTTTGTTAGACTCAATGATATCTACATCATATTCTTCCATGAGAAACTTTATAAAACTATTGTGTCCTGTAGGAAATGCAACGTGAAGGTTTGTTCTAGTATCATACTTTTTGTTAATGATTGGATATAGATGTGAAGCAATATTGGGAACTACCGTGTTGTCCGTTGTTAAAATTGATTCGTGTTTATCATCCCTAAAAGTAGGGACTATAAGAATATTTTGATACTTTTTATAAACCATTAAAGTATTTCTTATATTGGCAGAGATGAGTAATGTCTTCCAATATTCTGTCCATTCATTTGACATTGAATTCATATTGTTATCGGAATCAACTGTTGTCAAGTAGTCGTTCAAGTGGCTTGATAATTCAGAGTGGAACTCAGTCTGTAGTCTTTCAGACACAAATAAAGAATTGAATATATTGTCATTTGATGTTTTACAAATCATCATAATTAATAAACCTTGTAGTAGTTTTGCAGCGACTCAATATTCATTGCCAATCTCATGTATTGTAACCACGGTCTTGTTCTCTGCCAATTTGCATCATCTTTTGTTACATTGAGTCTAGTTTTCTCATCATAAACTCGTATTGGAGTGTTGACACATTCAATCATTTTTTTCTTCGTGTCAGTGATAGACTTTGTTCCACCTGTAAGTTTTCTGCGGTCACCACGATACACATCAATCATATCAAAGTCTTCTATACAGTATTTCGCAAACTTTGCCTTCACATCACTTGCACGGAAATTACCTTTCTTTATCGACTCACATCCCAACAAAACCACAGCGTCAAACTTCACACTCACATTTCTCAATTTGAAATCATTATCGACTTTGAAATAACTGTCACAATCAACCATGTTGATGTTATAGTGGCCATATAGGTGAGTAAAGAAACTATCACCATTAGGCACTGAGGTAGCATATATGTTACCATGAGAACCGTTCATACTATTGACAATAGGGAACATATGGTCGCCTGCACTATTGACTGGTCTCTGAGTTCTATCTCTCAATCGGTCATAGTTCCTGTCCTCAAACGATGTGACAACAAGAATATTGTCATAACCAGCAAGTGTCAACATACCATCTAACAAACACCCATCAGTTAACAAAGTTATAAAATCATTTCTTTTTCTCTGACGATGATTTGATTTATAACGCGATGCTATCAGAAGTTCATGCATCATTTCTTGTTTTCTTTTCAGATTAATGATGTTATATTCACTAGTTGATTTCGGTTGTGTTCTATAAAGAAACATTACTTATCGCCTTGATAGATTGATTGAATATGGTCTTCGAACTGTTCAATCTTCTCCGTGCGATTAGGCCATAGGATGTATTCCTTTTCAGGATTCAACTTCAGGTTGTTCAACAACGGTTGGATTGCATTATAGAGTTTATTGAGTTTCTCTTGGGTCTCTTCCACGTTAGAGGACACCGATGCGACCTGTGCGGTGGCAGTCTGGACTGCTTCCAGTTCATTCTCATCTACTAGGGTAAACCCAAAATCAAATAGTTCGTCAGACATGTCAGTCTCCTTTTCTTCTATTTATATGAAAAAAACGCTTGACAAAAGATGTTTTTTGTCGTATTATGTATATAGAGATTGAGAGAGGAATACATTATGACTGCACAAATTATTAGCCTTCACGAGCAAGTTGCCTTCGTTAACTTCTGTGAGAGTTCTTTCGGTGACCATGCAACTCGTGACCAGATTTGGGGTGCGATGTTGACCTACTTGCAAGGTGACGATGAGAGTCAACCTCAGCGTGGCTTGCAATTGCAAGGCAACGATGAGCGTTTCTTCTATGAAGATGGAACGCATCGGTGGGGTGGTGGTAATAACATTGACCGTGAGATTGTCGGTGAAATTCTAAATAATGCTTGACTTATTCGATGGAATAGGTTATATTAAGTTATAGATGAGAGGAATACATTATGATGTATATATGGCACGAATGGAAGCAACACAGAGACCATCTCAAGAGTTTAGAGGCGGAGCGTAAAGCAGCGAATAAGCGTATCTGGAAGAATCTGAATGAAGAACTGAGAGTGGCACGGAAGAATAAAGACTGGGAGAAGGCTAACATTTTGAAGATGCATATTTCTAACTACAAATACAATAAGAGGGGTCAATGGGGATTGAACTTACCATTCGATGGCAGGTGGGACTTCTCTAAGTGGGACAAATAATGCTTGACAAATTCCGCGAGATATGTAATAATCAAGTATAGTCGAAAGGATAAAAGATTATGGAATTGATTGGTAAACAAATTGTTGTGAATGCATGGGAGCCTGTTGCGGGTTCGGTTGAGAAGACTGTCACACTCACTGGTGTCCTTGATGGGCCTGGCACTGGCAGTGACCGCCGTGACTATGTTACGGTTGAGGGTCTAAAAGACTGGGAAGTTCATATGCCCCTAGAAGACTTTATCAAAATGGTTGTGGAGGTTCTGTAATGGCGTTATTGACATTTGCTACTGATGAACGTATCGATGTTCTCCGTGAGAAGTTTGACACTCTCACAGAAGGCATGGACAACTGGAAAGACCCGATTGATACGGTCATTCCGATTGCTGAGTTCAACGACATGCAGGATGCGTGTGCGTGGTTCACAGGCTCAGAGTTGTTCGTCAAAGAACAGATTATGAATGAAGCGAAGTTTCGTGTCAAAGCGGAGGGTTACTACAATGCAGTCGGAGCGTAATGTAAGTCATGTGTCGATAAGGAAACGTAATCAGTATCAGAATACATATACTTTTGATAATGGGTATGGTGCATCTGTGATTTGTAATCAGAGTTCGTATGGCAACACCGATGGACTTTTCGAAGTCGCGGTGCTTGACATTAATGGAAACTTGTGTTACAATACAACTATCGCTGATGATGTGATTGGTCATTTGACCTTTCAAGAAGTTGCTGATGTATTAAAAGAGATTGAGAATTTGGCATGATGTATTTTCTAGTTTTATTTACGATGACAGGTAGTGTCGAAGTCGTGGAGTTCACCAGTTATAATCACTGTGCGAATGCCTATGAGTATCTCAGTGAAGTCAACACAGTCAAACAAATCGTGGGGTGTTTATCGAAATGAATATCTTTCACCTAGACAATGACCCTATCAAGGCAGCCCAGATGATGCTTGACAAACATGTTGTCAAAATGATTGTCGAGTATGCTCAACTAATGTCAACCGCACACCGTGTGCTTGATGGTGAACACTATTATGGTAAGACTGCGAATGGTCGTAAGATTGCTCGTTGGAAACATCCAACACTTGACAATCAACTCTACAAGGCATCTCATGTCAATCATCCAAGTAACATCTGGTTGCGTGAGTCTGATGATAACTACTTCTGGTTGTATCGTCACTTTCGTAGTGCGTGTAAAGAATATACTCATCGGTATGGTAAATTTCACTTGACAGACACTCGTTTATCTGATATACTACTAAACATACCAAAGAACATCCCCAAAGTGGGATTGACGAAATTCGCTCAAGCAATGCCTGACTATTGCAAACGCGAAGACCCAGTAGATGCATATCGCTTCTACTACTTGAATGAGAAACGTTCATTTGCTAAATGGACAAACCGTGATGAACCTGATTGGTGGAAGGAGTGTGCATAATGAAAACAATGTTGGCTTATATCTGTTATTACATTGGCGACTTTATGTATAAGTTATCAGATTGGTCATTATCAAATTGGCCACCGACTGAAAATATTTCGTATTTCTTTTGGATGAGATATCAACAGTTTATGGATTGGTCTTTCGATTTTGATGTAAACAATAAAATCTGGACACCTACAGAATTGGAGAATGATGAATGATGAACCACCCAAAGAAGAAAGTTGCTGAAGACCTGTTCGAAGGTGACTATGATAACCGTGACGTTCTGTATTGGAACGACACAAAAGATTATTTCGATGAGATTGGTGTTACCAACTCTTATCAAGACACAGTAGGATATGACAATGACTGGAATTGATTTTACATATGATAGTGTGATGGATACACTACAACAAAATATTGTGCGTCTGTCTTTCATCAAAGTGAAAGATGGCCAAGTTCGCAACATGCGAGCAACACTGAATGAGAAGTTTATCCCTGATGAACATAAACCTACTCAGGTTGTTGCTAATGAAAAGAAAGAAACTGTTCGTGTCTATGACCTTGATGTAGAAGGGTGGCGTTCTTTCCGTGTAAATACTTTGCAAACTTTCGACACTATATAGTGTATGGCAAAGAGAAAACTCACTGCGGAACAGAAGAAGGCTGCGTCTGAACGTCTTGCAAAAGCACGGGAAGCACGTGGCCATGATGGTCGGATGGGAGTTCACGAGACTATTCGTGACCTTCCTGAAGACTATTACCTTCATTGGAAGAAAGTGAAGCAATGGATTAAGTCCTGTGAGTTGGAACTAAAAGGTATTAGGCATCTCAAGAAATCTATTAAGTATACTGAGAGAGCCCAATACAAAGACCTTGAAGTCTACATCTATAATATGAAAAAATACCTTACCACTGGTGTCTGGTTAGACTTTCGTTATGGAGAAGACCGTGAGAGTAAAATTAAATATCGTTGTCTTGCGAAAGCTTATGATGAATACGGTGAAGTGAAACGCACAATCGGTGTCTGGTATGATGATGTTGGTATGTGGTCTAAGGAGTTGAAAGAAGAACTTGAAGGTTGATTTAATTATTGGTGGTGTTGACTCTGACTCAAACGAGGAGGCAAACTTTCTAAGTAAGAAGAAGTTCTCTCGTATGATTGAGGACACCGTTAAACAAGACAGTCTGTCCTATATGGACGCTGTAATTCACCTCTGTCTAGAAAATACGATAGAGGTTGAAGATGTGAAGAAATATCTCTCCACATCAATTAAGCAGAGAATTGAGATGGAAGCAATGAAACTCAATTATCTGGATAAGGGTAACTCAAAATCCTTATCCGAATAAATAAATGTATTGACAAATACACTATATTATGATACAATGAATACACATAATACGCAAATATACGGAGAATACAAATATGTCTTTTGCAAATCTAAAATCTAATCGTCCTGATATTTCTAAACTGGCATCTGCTGCCCAAGAAATGTCTGGCACAAAACAAACCAAAAACAAATATGAAGACCTACGTTTCTGGAAACCAACTGTCGATGACGCTGGTAACGGATACGCAGAGATTCGTTTTCTTCCTGCTGTCGAAGGTCAGGAACTCCCGTGGGTTCGTTACTTCGACCACTTCTTCAAAGGCCCGACTGGTCAATGGTATGTTGAGAAGTCTCTGACTACTCTGGGTAACAATGACCCTGTGAGTGAATACAACTCACGCCTTTGGAACTCTGGTATCGAGGAAGACAAAGAAACTGCGCGTAAACAGAAACGCCGTCTGCATCACGTCTCTAACATCATTGTTATCAGTGACCCTGCCAATCCTCAGAATGAGGGTAAGGTATTCCTGTATGACTATGGTAAGAAAATCTTTGATAAGGTTATGGACAAGATGCAACCAGAGTTTCCTGGCGAAACACCAATCAATCCGTTTGACTTCTGGGCTGGTGCGAACTTCCAACTGAAGATTCGTAACGTTGCAGGATATCGTAACTATGACAAGTCAGAGTTCAAAGCACAGACATCATTGTTCGATGCTGATGAGACAAAACTCGAAGCAACTTACAATCAGTTGCACGAGGTCACTGAGTTCACCGATGCATCAAGTTACAAAACCTATGATGAGTTGAAAGCACGTCTCGAAACTGTTCTGGGTCAAGCAACAGGTGGTGGTTCAACTGTCAAGAACGAAGCACTGACACAGACTGCCGAGACTGTTGAACCAAAAGCAACAGAACCGCAAGTCATTCAGTCTGCGCCTGAACCTGTCATTGCATCAACCGATGACGATGATGACACACTGTCTTACTTCGCGAAACTCGCTGCGGAAGACTAGGATTCATTCTCCTATGGATGATGAGAAAGGGTGGCTTCGGTCACCCTTTTTTAATTAGGCTTCTTGTCGGTATCGTCGGTTGCAGCAACATCTTGAGTCTGAGTTATGTTGACATTGTTCTGTTGACTCGTGTCTATGACTTGTGTTGATGACTGTCCAGCAAGGAAACCATTTCGTGTCGATGCATTATCATTTACTTGAGAACTGATTTCACTACCCGATGTGTTAGATGATGGTGATGGAAGAACACTACCTTCGCCAAGTTTGAAGGTGGCATTAAATGCATCTGAAAATGCTTCAGACGGAGATTTACCGCCTGGCAATGCGGCCGCTAATGCCGCAACGCCACCAGCGGCGACAGCCGCAGGGAATAAAAGCATTCTCTTCAAATATGTTAAAACCATAGACAAACCCGAACCGATGCCATCTTGAAACGATGATGTGATATTATCAACGAAGGTATTAATCATACCAGCGATACCGATAAACAGATTCAAGAACATATCTTTGAACGAAAATGATTTCAATGTTTCTTCTACATTCTCAAATCCCATTTTACCAGCAATCCACGCCACTGCGGATTTCAATAGGTCAAGAGGCATACCAATCAGTCCACCAAAGATACCACCTACTGCACCAAGAATGCCACCTAATATCCCTTCTTCTTGCGCTCCGGCCATTGCACCCTTGATACCGTCAAAAATACCCATGATAATAGTTAGTGGAAAGAATACTACTCGACCAATGAGACGGAAAACACCTAGTAATGGTTTGACCGCGCTGACAATAGTCTTAAATGTTTGACCGATACCAGAGAAAAACTGACCTATCACCCCAGCGGATTTTGTTCCATCCCGAGCTGTTTTGAAGACTGCTCCGAATCTTGTGCCCAACTCTTTTATATCTTTGATGAATTGATTTGTGCTAGTGAATATACCTCTGAGTGGAGCAGTCAGTTTACTGAATAGAAATCTAAGTCTAAATAAAACATTTGAAATAAGTTTACCTGTTGCTTGTGTAGCAAAGAATAACATCTTAAATGGTTTTGAAGCTTCACGACCAAGAAATGAAAAAGCACGTCCAAGACCATTTAACGCTTGTCCAATAACACTAGGTGTTTTTAGGAGTCCTTTCATAAATTTACTTGTTGCAACAACGGGTTTACCATCAACACCCAAACCAAAAGCTTTGAACATACCCAATCTGGTAATGTTAATTAAAGCTTTTATCCCCTTTGCATATGCGCCCATTAATAGACGAACCGCTGCAACGATTGGTTTTGTAATTGGTTTGAATATGATTCGTATGAGTTTGATTATATCTTTTGTTGCATTAACAAAACCTTCAACAAAACCAAATACAAGTGCGCCACCCGCTGCAAGAATAGCGGCGACCATACCAAGAAATCCCCCACCAGATGAATCGGATTTAGGTGTTTTTGCCGCAACAGTTCCACCAGTTGACATACCTTTATCAGCATCCCGTCTTGATTCTTCTACATCCAACGCTTGACGTTTCAACATAGTGAAGTAATCTGAGAATGTTTTGTTCAGAGTAATAATCTGAGACGTATTCTTCTTCGTCTCATCTCTACCCTTTTCATTCTCTTCACGAATCGTGAGGATTAGGTCTGTTATTGTTGCTTCTGCCATTACATTCTCATTTGTTGTTCTTGTTTACGCAGTCGTTCTTCTTCTTCCTTCAGATGTTCTTTTAACATTGACAAGTAAACCTCTCTCTCCCACGGTAACATGAATTCTAAATCTGATAATGAGTATTTGAAATGTTGCATTAATGCAAAGTTAGTTTCAAAATGGTTTATCAAATTGTCATGCGAGAGGCATACTAAAAAAAATCTTGAAGGCCCTCCAGTGTTACTTTATTCTCGTGTCCACACTTACATGTAAACTCAACATCTTTTTTCATAGATGGGATTGTTCTTAGATACTCACCCACCTTTTGAAATTGTGAGTTTGTCATCGAGTCAATAAACTCAGACATTTCTTTCCTCGAAACATCAGATGCGTTATATCTTTCGTCTTCGGTCAGAATTGCTGAAATACAATCTTCCATCATGACGAACCCAAACTCACTCTCATTGATATCTTCTCTCCAGTTATCAACAAAGGTATTGTATGAAGGGTATCGCATTTCAATTGAAACTGTTGGTGTCAGTTCAATAACATTACTAACATCCTCACCTTCAACTTTTAGTTCAGATAGATTGACTTCAACCTCTTCGGTCTCTTCACAATCAATTGCTTGACACTTTACGTTTACTGTAGATGTTTCACCGACAGACTTAGAACGGATTTGTGTGAACATATATTCAACATCAAATGTCGTAAGTTGTGATGGTGTAATATCTTCAAACACACAAGCAACAATTGTGTCAACCATTGCTCTCATTGCTTGTTTTTGGTCTTGTGACTCAAATGCCATGAGAAGAATTTTCTCTTCTTTGACAAGATACGGTCGATATGTTACAATATTTTTTGATGAAGGAATCTCCATCTCATATTTTATCGACTCATTTAACTTAGGTAGTGCCATAATTTAACTCCATAATTACCTTAATACTCTACGAATCAATTCGCCTGCGAGACCTTCAACCAGACCACTGGAGATGTCTCCTTGTTCGGAACGCCAGTCCTTGTAAGACAATTGGACTGACACTTCCACAACTTCTTGTGTTTCATTATTTAGTGCAATTTCATTCAGTGTTGTTGGGTATGCATTCTCAAGAACACAACTGTATGCAATCTGGTCACCAAAGATACCGTTCAAATCAATCTCACCCTGTGCAAGGTCAAGTGGCCCAATACGAGGGAGACGATTACGAATACCACTAGGAATTCTACCAGTATCAAAAACTTTCTTCTTTTTGATTGGGAATGACACACCCTTCTTCAGTTGTTGAATGACAACTGGTTTGGTATATTCTTTGAAATACCCAATCGTTTTTGTTTGTTGATTGTGTGCGAGGTTTTGCCATGTCTCAAAGTATTTACGAATGCCATAGTCGTTCATACAATAGAATGTCATGTTTAGGTCTGTGACTGCATATCCGTTTGCAACTTTGGTTAGAACTGTTCCAATCTGTTTGTCCGTTGACAAAACCTGACGGCCTGGCAAACTAGTTACACGACACAACATGTCTAATTCTCTTGGGTCGTTACCACCCAGAGGCGCACCCTGAATACGAGGCAGTTGAACACGGAACATGTTCTGTGATGCGAACCCACCACCTCTGCTTACTTGCGCTCTAAAATCGTCTACGCGAAATACCATTATCCTATCATCCGTCTTGAATCTGAGAACACTTTGGAAGAGTTTCTCTTGCGGAAGTCTGCGGTTGGTAGGAAGGTTGCGATTTCCCACTCTGGTGCTTGGACTTCTGCGAACTTACTCTTCACATGGTCATTCAGATAGTGTTTGAAACATGGTTTGAAATACTTGAACTTACTTGCAGCCTGCAATCTCTTATAGGTGATATTGAACTTGGAATCATCACTTGTCTTACTGGACTGGATATCCAGAAGAGAGTCAAGGAACTTCGCACGAAGAAGTGGTGGAAGATAGTGAAGGTTCAATCCATAGAACCCACCTTCCGCAGGGCCAACCACAATCACCAGAGGAAACGCATCATAGTATGGAAGGGTGTCTTTGGTCTTCGGGTCATAGAAGAACATCTGCATCGAACCAATGATTTGTTTACCACCACGATTCAGTTCCTTCTCTTGCATCAACGCTTCACGGTTGACAGAACGAAGGTTCTTTGCTTTCTTACGAAACCATTCACGCGATTCCTTTGTGCGTGGTGTAATACCAGCACGGAATGCTTGCAGTTCCAGTCTTTGGAATAAGTTACTCATGCCAGTATTTATACTTATTTCTTACGTCTTTTGAAAGGTTTTAGTTGTTTTGTTGATTTCGGTATCATTGATTTCAATGGTTCGGTCTTCTCTGTCCATATAGCAAAACTCCAACCACGGTCTTTTGCATACTCACTGGCTGCCTTCCACTTATTCATATTCTTAACATAAGTCAGACTTTCGGTGATATATCGTTTCGTCCTGCGTTGACCTGTCGGTGGTCGTGTCTGTGCATCTGGTTTTATCTCAATTAGAAAGACTCTACCATCTTTGAATTTAATTTTCAAATCCATGAAGTAACGATGATACTTATGGTCAACCTCATATAGATATGGTATGACCACTTCCTCACTTGACCACTCAATCACATTTGAGTTGTTATCACACCACTTGAAGGCGTGTTTCTCCCACAAAGAACGATAGATGACCTTTGTGTAGTCACCCTTATACTTCTTTGGATTTTTCGGTTTATATCGTCCAGAATATGCCATAAAACCTTATAAATAGTATCGAATTATTTTTATTTAGTGGATTTACAAATGGCATTAAAAGACGATTTAGAATATCCCATTGAAGATACTTCTGACTATGGTGGTCGGATTGTTTTTTCAGTTCTTGAGGAAGAACAACCAAATTTGGGTGAACTTGCCCAAACTGCTCAGTCTAAGACAAAAGCTGCAAAAGATGCCATAAAAGATGTTGTCGGAGGTGACGTGCCTGGCACTAATCTAATACAACAATTCAAAGGTGGTGTCAATCAAGCATTAAGAGGCACACCACCAAAAGCACCTACTCGTAGAGTTTCTCTTTATCTTCCTGTTGGTCTTCAGTTCCGTGATAATGTCGCTTACGAAAATACTGACCTGTTATCTGGAAGTGTTGCTGGTTTTCTTGCTGGTGCTGGTTCTAGTGCAGAAGGACTGAAGGGTGCTGATGCTCAACGACAAGCGAGTCTTGCTATTGTTCGTCTTGCACAAAAAAATCAAGAAGTAGGTAATGTTGCTAGGGCTGCAGCACGAGTTACCACAAATCCCAACAGTCGCGCCTTGTTTAAGAGTGTTGCACTAAGAGAGTTTGCATTTACATTCAAATTTTTACCCTGTTCTGCAAAAGAAGCAGAAGAGGTCAAGAATATTATCCAACTATTCAGAGAAGAACTTTATCCCGAAGATATTTCTGACGCTGGTATTTCTCTGGGGTATAGATTTCCAAACAGATTTAAAATTCAAATTGAATATAACGGTAAAGAAGTTACAAACAAAATTCTCCCTTGTTTCCTCAGAGATGTGAGTATTACATACAACCCATCAACGATGGCAATGCATGATGACGGAAACTTTAGTGAGATTGACATGAGTGTATCATTTACCGAATCTAGAACACTAGACAGAAAACAAATTGAGGCAGGATTCTAATGGCATATTTCGACAACTTTGGAATCGTATCATATCGTTTTGGTGATAACGAGAGTCCAGTCCTTTTTAATAATCTCACTGCATATGTCGATGTAATTGACCAAGTAAAAGAGAATGTTGCTTTTTACAACAAGTATACTATCAGTGCAGGCGAGAGACCAGACACACTATCTTACAAACTGTATGGCACTCCAGATTACTACTGGACATTCTATATGATGAACAATCACATTCGTGAGAGTGGTTGGCCTGTTGATAGTTACAACATGCTGAGTATCGCAAAATCAAAATATCCTTATCGTGTTGTGACAACCAACACAAACCTGACAGGTATCTTTCCTGTCGGTCAAAGAGTGACGGGTGTTAGTAGCACTACGACAGGAACGGTTATTCGTAGAATTACTGACATGGGTCAACTTGTTATAGAAACTGATGGTGGGTCAAATTTCAACACTGAGTTGATTCGATATACTGATGTAGACGGAAATATACAATCACTGACTGCCATTGCGGAGTCTGAACAATACAATGCTATTCATCACTACGAAGATGCCGATGGTGTGCATCAAGACCTGACAATATATGACTTTGGTAGTCCATCGGCAAGTTGGATACCAGTGACGTATAGAGATAGATTAGAACAAAAGAATGATGAACTCAAAGAGATTATTGTTCTCAAATCCGATGTTGTAAATCAAGTTGCGGGCGAGTTCGCGAAATTTCATAGAGAGTCGTAATGGCATCTAATCAAAAACAATCGCAACAGTTCAAGATTACTGAGGCGGTCATATCGGCAGACCGATTGCTGGAACAAGACTTTGATGTTCGCACCTCTATTGTTGAGTTGAATATCTTTGAAAGTCTTGACAAACCATACCTGACGGGTCAGTTGATTGTCTTAGATGATAACGCTTTATTTGATATAATCAACTTCAACGGAACGGAAAGATTTAAGGTAAACATTGCGTCTGTTACCAATGACCTTCAACCTGTGTTTGAACGTAGTTTCATTATGACAGGTATTGAACGGTCAGTCAAGTCCGAACAAGGTAAGGCGAGTATTCTCAACATTACACTGATGGATGAACACGCATTCTTGGCTCGTTCCAAGAGAATTAGTAAGTCATTTAGTGGTAACATCGATGACATTATCGTGAAACTCATCGGGTCAGAGATGAAAAAGAATATTGACATCTCTTATCTGGGTGAGTCTAAACCAATTCAGACCAGTATGAAAGGTATCATTCCTAATCTAAATCCAATTGATGCAGCACTATGGTTGACTAAAAGGGCTTCAACCATCACAGGGTCACCATTCTTTATCTACGGGTCAATGCATGATGACAATATCAGGTTTGGTAATCTAGACGCAATGTTATCTCAGGACGCATTCAACGCCAAGTTACCATATATCTACAATCCTGCAAACGTTGCTCTTGCAGAACAGGGTGGAGAAGATAAGAAATCATTTATTGTATCGGGTATGAAGACAACCAAGATGTCCAACACTCTCAAGATTATTGAACAAGGATTGGTCGGTTCTCAGTATTCTAATACAAATCTAAATACAGGACAAATCTTCTCGCAACGACATACCATTCGCAAGACCCTTGAAGGTCTACAAAAGAACAGTGTGATTGGTAAAAATCAGAATGTCTTTGATGATGAGTTTAAAATTGGAGAACAACACATTGATGATTATAACTCTATGAACTTTCACACGATTACATCCAGAGGCACATACGAAAGACACAAGAGTTACCACGACGAACACGATGAGGTTCGGTTCAAGAAGAAGATTGAGACCAATGCAATCAAAGCACACCTATATAAAAACCTATTCAATGTTGTTGTGCCAGGCGTAGGTCTGATTGTATCAAAGGCTGGGGTTGGAGATATAATCAAACTGAATGTAATAAACGATAACACAAATGTAAACAAGAAATCTACCTCAGACACAATGCTCGACAAAGGCAAATCTGGTGATTTCCTTGTTTATGAAACAAGACATGTCTTCTCTGATACCACACACAATGTCTCTATGAATATTTGTAAACTGGAGAGACAGGCATGAACCCGATTCTATCAGAATACTACGGTGACAATACCAGATGGTTCGTTGCAACTGTTATAGACAATATAGCTCCTGCTGGATACGAGGGTCGTTTCAAGATTCGTATTCACGGTCTGCATTCTGAGTCCACCAAAGATATTCCACAACACGACCTTCCGTGGGCGCAGTGTGTATTGCCGACCACAGAGGGTGGTGTATCAGGTATCGGTAGAATGCCTCACCTGTTACCAAACGCATTGGTGTTTGGGTTCTTCATGGATGGTATTCATTCTCAGACACCAATCATTCTGGGGTCGATACCTCATATCGAACTTCCAACACAGGTTCAGTTAGGTATTCCTGAGAGTGGGTTGACCGAAGAGATGCCCGAAGATTTCTTTACGAAGGTGTTCAATGCGAATAAACCATCGGAGATAGATATCAAGAATGAAACAGTGGGTGCAATTGGTAGGTCTGTGAAGAGAAATCGTGAGAAGGTTTCGGTTCAGTTCTTCTTAAATCTGGGGTATACCATCAAACAATCAATCGGTATTGTCGCGTCTCTATCTTTCGTGTCAGGTATGAAGACCAATCTCACAACCGAAAACAAAGGACTTGCAGACTGGTCGGAGAGTAGAGTCACAGACCTGAAAGCATTCTCTAATGAATATAAAACTTTCTTCACACAGAATTCATTCATTGCATATGAGTTGAGAGGAACACAAAGTGCAACGAACATCAGACTTCTTCAGTCCGATAAACTTGAAGGCGATAAGGGGACGTGTAGTATCTTCTGTAAATACTATCTCAAGAAACCTGACGCAACTACAATCAGTAGTGCGGAACGAATCGCAAGAGAGTTGGTTGAGAGGATAACATAATGGCATTAAAAAAATCAGACTTAGAATCAAAACTTAAATCTCTCTCAAGGCGAGAAGTGAAACCTGTAGACTTAGGAACAGAAACATCTGAAGAAATTTTTGCTAAGTTCTCGACTAAGGTTGGTCAAAAAGACGGTGAAATACTTGGTGGTGTCAAAAGTCTTGGTAAAGAGAGTATCACGCCCAACGAAGTGTTAGATACATCTGTCGGAAAAATAACTGATGATATCGGTGTGAGTGGTCTTGATACTCCTAGTGAAGACGCAAATACTCTAAGTGGATTTTCTTCAAACACTACAGCGAAGAGTGGTATTCTTGCAATTGGTCAAGGTGGGCCTGCTGGTGTTGAAAGTGCAACTAAGAAAGCACAGACACTCGCGTCTAAAACGAAAGGTGAAGTTGACTCCTTTACTGGCAGTATTGGTGGTTCGGCTGCCACATCTCAGTCACCAAAGTTTTCGGATATCAAGGATACTGTGAAAAAAGTAACAACAGTGCCATCCCTGAGTGGTGTCGTTGCTGATGAAAAAGATGCCGTGTCAAACGCAACAGGTATTGGTGGACTGACCGCAGAGGTAACAAAACCAAAGAATTCACTGACCACCATTGGTAGTGTCACTGCACTGGGTAAAAAAGTTTTCAATGATGTGACATCGGCAGTCAATAAATTCGAGACAGGTGTATCCGACTTCTTTAATGATGTGTCCGTTTCGGTTGATAAAGGACTTGGTGGTTTTTTACAAAATGTTACAGAGTCTATCACAGGTGACTCTAGAGCATATCTGAGAAATATCACTGCGGGTGGTATCTCTTTGAGTGATGAAGAAGTCAAACAACTATTAGGTAAAGTATCATCCAAAGACCCAAAACAAAAGACAGAAGTAATCAATACAGTCGTAAACAAGTCTGAGAATGTTACGGACAGAGCAAAGAATCTCACGGCAGATAGTAAAGCAACATCCACCCAAGAACTCGTAGATGATGTGACCAAGAAGGGTAAAGAGACGGGTGTTCCTGATGTAGAGGTTCAAGGTTTGATTAATGAAATCAATTCGGTTGATAAATCCCTTGATAGCCTTGACACCACAATATCTGGTTCAACCGTAGTAGATGCAAGTTTATTCGACGCACCAACGCCTCTGACATCAACCGCGAACAAATGGAATGGTAGACAGACATCTCAAGATGTATTCACCCTTGTATCTTCGGTTGAGGAACTAGACGCAGAGTTCTCTACAGTCAGACGAGATGTGACAGAAGTTATTATTCACGCCACAGAGACTTATTCTAATAAGAACATCGGGTCACCAGAGATAAATGACATTCACAACAAACTGGGACACGATGGTATCGGGTTTCACTATGTCATCCGTAGAGATGGCAGTTTGCAAAGAGGTAGACCTGTCAACCGTAAGGGTGAACACGCACCCGTGAATGACCACAACAACTTCTCTATCGGTATCGTAATGGTTGGTGGATTAGCGGCCGCATCTGGTCAGGAGAACCCTTCTCGTTCTCCACACTCGTTCACTCGCGCACAGTTCACGACACTGGAACAGTTCCTTGAGTCGTTCTATCGTAAGTTTCCAGGCGGTCAGGTGTTCGGTCACAACGATGTGGATGTCGCAGAACTTGACCCATACTTTGATGTGCCTGATTATGTGGAGTCAATCTTCAGAAAAACAAATAAGACAACTAACCCGTTGAATACAGGGCCACTTAAACCTTCGGAAATATCATGACTACAAAAAAAGATAAGTTTGAACTTCGTGTAGAAAATCTAGGGACAGGACAAGAGGAGACTCTGGGTGTTCCTATTGATGGTATGCAAGACCCTACAGGTGCATTACCTAAGAGAGACTACAACTATGATGTGTCAATCAACAAGGCGGCACGAGGAACAAAGGTAAACAACCTGTATGTTGGTGGTGGTGACTTCGGTGTTCCTCTAAACATTGCACCACAGAGACCATCACAATATCCTTGTAACCAAGTGCAGGAAACTACATCGGGTCATGTCATCGAACTTGACGATACGCCAGGCGGGGAACGAGTTCTCCTGCGTCACCGTAAGGGTGCGGGTGTAGAGATGAGAGCAGATGGTTCGGTAGTCATCTCTGCGTTGAACAACAAGGTAGAGGTTACGGGCGGTGACCAGACTGTCATCATCGAGGGTAACGGTAACCTTGTATACCACGGTAACCTGAACATGAAGGTATCGGGTGACTATAATATAGATGTTGGTGGTAACTTCAATGTCAATGTTGCGGGTAATCTGGTAGAACAGATTGAACAGAACCATCGCACAACTGTTACAGAGAACTCTCAGTATACGACCAAAGGAACAAAGACAAACAAGACTATCGGAACGCATACCGATGTTATGTTAGCAGATAATAATCAGGTTGTCAAGGGTAATCAACAGAATGTGGTTGAGGGTGATATCGATATTGCATCTGAACAGAACATCTTCATATCTGGTAAGGAACAGTTTGCAGTCACATCTAAGGTATCTAACCTGACGGGTGTCAACAACGTATCCGTGTTTGGTCAGAAAGGTTCTATCGGTGGTGAACAGGTTGACTTCACTGGACGAGTATATCAAGGCAAAGATGGTGCAAATGCCGAAGGGTCTGGTGCGATTTATCACGGGACATTCAAGGGTATTGCAGATGAGGCGGTTGAAGCATATAATGCCAATGTTGCACAAAAGGCAGAACGTGCTGACGAGGCTGCCGACATAACTGGGACTCTTGTTGACGCTTCGTATACTGCCGGCACACCACATAATGCAACTGCTTCCCTCGCAACAAAGTCCCAAGCAAGCATCAGTGGTCAGGCACAAATCACTATCGACAAGGTTGTCAACCACGGAACGACAGGTTCGTTTGCAATTCAGACCGTTGTGGTCGATGCTGATGACCTGTTGAAACTGAAGATACTATTGACCGATAACTATAAAGATGTATTTGCGAAGATTCCTACCACTCAAGAGATTAGGTCTTCATTTAGAAATAGTGCGAACATCGATGCAATTGGTGGTGTCCTCGTATCAGAAGACAGACTGAATCCGAAGTATAGAAGTAAGACACCGCCATCGATTGGTAGAACCGTGAAGAAGACACCTTCGTCAAGGTTCGGATATGAACCAATCGGTAACGCACTTGAGAACAGAGGTAAGAGATTTACACCATGATTATTCTAGTTGACCCAACCTACAATCCAGAACTCCAGTCGGAGATTACCTCTGCGACTACCCTTGCGCCTGGCATTACGATGTCAAAGTTTCTGGGTGCGTATGGTGACCGCACACCATTCAATCATGTTGCGACTGTATCAGAACGCAAACAGATTGCGAGAAACCTGTATCTACAGGCAGAGGCCATGAGAACAATCAACGGTAACACAACTCACTTCAACGATGTGAGACTGATTGTATCCGAAGGCATCTATGACCTACAGACACCTGACCTGAATGATGAGACTATGAAGAAGAAGTCAGATGGTCGTTTGGTATACTATCAAGTCATTGGTCAGGACGGAAAGATTGACTTCGAGAAGACCTTTGACGTTGCAGAATACTGGAAAGATTATATCAACTTTGGTGCTTTGTATTTGGACTATGACAATTATAATCCAGATGAAAGTCTAACTGGTCAGATTGGATTAGAGTTTCCGACCGTCCCCTCCAGTTTCGATGTATCATTTAGTAAGAAAGTAGAGACTTATTTCAACAATAGTTTGATGAGTTCGGATGAACTTATCGAAATCCGTGAAAAAGTCTTATAAATAGAGACATGGCAACTAGAAGAGCATTCGCACAGGAAGATACAGACCTCAACACGTCATCGGTGACGAGTAGTCGTGTAAAGGAATATATCGATATTGACCTGACATTTCAGGCAAAACCTACAAGCGGAGAGATTTTTAAGAAGAAGGATGCGGCTGCGGTAAAGCAAGCAATCAAGACGCTCGTCATGACAAACCTTCTTGAGAAACCATTTGACCCATTCTTCGGTGGAGATATACGGGGTCAACTCTTTGAGTTAGCGGATAGAAATGGGTCTTCTATTCTGAGAGATAATATTATAGACAACATTGAGGCATATGAACCAAGAGCAGAAGTCTTGGATGTCGTGGTAGATTTATACCCAGATAATCATACTCTCAATGTCACAGTAAAATTTAAGGTAGTAAACACAGAAGAGCAAGTTGAATTTACAACTAGACTTTCAAGGTTGAGATAAGATGGCAACAACAATAAAATCAACAGCACTAGATTTTACGGCAATCAAGAATAATCTAAAAACATTTCTTGCCGATAAACCTGAGTTTGCTGACTATAACTTCGAGGCATCGGGTCTTTCGAATATCCTAGATGTTCTCGCATACAACACACATTACAACGCACTGACCGCAAACTTTGCGTTGAATGAATCATTTCTAGGAACTGCCCAACTGCGTAGTTCTCTTGTCTCCCTTGCAGAGGGTATCGGTTACATTCCAGACTCCAAGACATCTTCGAAGGCCATCGTGAATTTGTCAATGAACCTGAGTGGTGTATCTGGTCGCCCAACCATAATCCAAATCGCGTCTGGTTTCAAGTTCAATGCAACGGTTGATGATACAGACTATGTTTTCCAAACACAAGTAGACCTCTCTGCGACAGACGATGGCGCGGGTGTCTATGAATTCAAAACCTCGACAGGTTCGGAAGACATCAATATCTTTGAGGGAACTACAAGAGTGAAAACATTCCTTGCAAATAAGTCGGAAGAGAATGCTGTATATGTAATTCCTGACGAACTCCTCGATATCGAGACTGCTGTGATTCGTGTATACGAGTCGCCTTCGTCTTCTAGTTTTGTCACATACACAAACCTAACCGATGCAACTACAATCAACGCCAATTCGACACTGTATATTTTGAAGGAAACTCCAAACGGATTATTTGAGTTGTCTTTCGGTAACGGTGCAACACTGGGAACCGCTCCTACCGAAGGTAGTAAAATCACTATTGATTATCTGGCAGTGAATGGTTCTGATGCAGATACCGCAAATATCTTTGAACCACAAAGTCAGGTAACTATCAATGGAACAGGATATGATGTTACTGTATCGACTGTTGCAAAATCTGTGGGTGGTGGTGACAAAGAGACTATTGAGTCGATTCGTCAGAATGCACCATTCCAGTATGCGTCACAGAACAGAATGGTCACGGCTGTGGATTACTCCGCGTTGGTTCTCAAGAACTTCTCGACACTCATCAAAGACATCAAGTCCTTTGGTGGAGAAGATGCCCTTGAACCAGAGTTTGGAACAATCTTTATATCTGTATTGTTCAATGATGATGTTGGTGTTGCAACTGAAACGTCCACCAAACAGGCAATCGTTGACCTCTCAGAACAACTATCCGTTGCATCATTTAATCTGAAGTTCTCTGACCCTATCAAGACTTTTATTGAGACAGAAGTATTTTTCCAGTTCAATCAGAACTTGACAACACTCTCACGCAACACGGTCGCCGACAATATCAAAACTGTAGTGCGCGATTACTTCAGCACTAGCACAGGTAAGTTTGACCAGTCATTCAGACGTTCAAACCTCTTGACACTGATTGATGCAAACAGTCCTTCTATTCTGTCGTCTCGTATGAGTGTTAAGATGCAACGCAGATTTACACCGACCCTCACTGCGGTTCAGGCACACACTCTGCGTTATGCGGCCGCCCTCGCTTCGCCAGATGATGAAAATCATATCATTCAATCAACTGGATTTAAGTTCAGAAACAAAAACTGTATTTTAAGAAACAGATTAGGTTCTAACAAACTTGAAGTCTTCAACCTCGATGACACAGAAATCATCATAGATAATGTTGGTGACTATACTGGAGACACAGTAAGAATTGTCGGTCTTCAAGTTGATGAGGTTTCTGGTTCTAGGTTGTTCATAAAACTCAGCGCAATACCCGCCAACCAGAGTGTGTTAACACCATTTAGACAAGATATTGTCGAACACGACGAGAGTCGTTCCTTTGCTCGTATCGTAGATGTTGAGCCTGGAGTCACAAACTAATGGGACATAAACAAGACGATACTCTGACAGACCTGAATAGGAGAGAGATTACTTTTCCTGAAAGTGCTATTGAAAAGGTTTTGCCTGAGTTCTTTCGCACAGAGTATCCAAAACTTATCACACTCCTTGATGAGTATTATCACTACGAAGATGATGAGTCATCTCCTACCAAGTTGATTAATAACCTGTTCTATAGCAGGGACATCACACAGACTGACATAGAACTCCTCTCCTATATCGAGGACGAACTTCTGTTAGGTCAGTCATACTTTGAGGGTTTCTCAGACAAACGTGCTGCGGCGAAATATTCTAACACATTGTATCGTTCAAAGGGAACGAAGTTTTCGATTCAACAGTTCTTTAGAACATTCTTTTCGATTGACCCAGATATTATTTACACCAAAGAACAAATCTTTAATATCGGTGAAGCTAGTTCTCAGATTGGATTTGACTCCAGAAAGTTTCTGACCGATAATAAATTGTATCAGAAGTTTGCTATTTTGATTAAGTCAGATATTTCATTTAACGAGTGGAGAGAACCATACAAGTTGTTCGTTCACCCAGCCGGTATGTTCATTGGTTCGGAAGTGCAGATTGTTAGTAATGTAACAGATACTATCACCGCACCAAATGTTGTGGTTACACCACCTCCACCAATCGCCGTTCACTCTGACGCATCATTTGGGGACACATCGACAACGGACTTGACTTCATTGGTTGATGACTTTAAAACTGACTCTGCTGGTATCCTAAGTAGAATTAATCCAAAGATTAGACTAGAAGACTTCTCTATTCTTGAGATTGAAAAAATTAATAACCAATACAGTGACCTTCGTGAAGCACAAATATCATCGTCACCAACTATGGATGACTCTGATGAGGTAGGAACAAACGGTATGGATATGTCAAATGCCTTCGTATTCGAGACATTCGACCAAGACAGACATGTCTTCTACAGTAGTGATTCCGACCAATATTTGTTAAATCTTGGTCATCTTGATTGATAAAGTGTTATAAATAGAATAAACATTTAGGGTTTAGAAATGACAAAACAGACTATTAATAGAGGCACAACAGCAAATGACGGGACGGGTGATACCCTCCGCACTGCTGCCCAGAAGATTAATGAAAACTTCACGGAACTCTATACTATCGTTGGTAGTGATTCGGGAACGAGTCAGGTATCTTTTGACTCAGACGGTATCCTGTTTGAGGGTGCAACTGCCGATGACTTTGAAGTAAAATTAAAACTAGACGGTAACCCATCTTCAGATGTGGTCGTGAATATTCCTGTTGCTGGCACGACTGGTGACAACTTTGTTTTGACAACAACAACCCAAACGTTGACCAACAAGACTCTTACAAGTGCTGTATTGACAACACCACAAATCAATGATACAAGTGCAGACCACCAATATGTATTTGCTGTGAGTGAACTTGCCGCAGACCGAAACGTAACATTACCACTTCTGACAGGTGATGATACTTTTGTGTTCGCGAACCACGCACAGACGCTTAAGAATAAAACCATTGATGGTTTGACTGTAAGCAATCCAAACCTGACGGGTCTTACAAATGGTTCTCTCCTACTCGATAGTTCGTCTAATGAGTATATTACATTCACCAATGTTTCAAGTGCAGTCAATCATATTGGTATTACCACGGCTGCGACTGGTAACAATCCTTCTATCGCTGCAACGGGTGATGATACAAATATCACACTTGAGATTACAGGTAAAGGAACGGGTGGTGTAAGTTTCGAGAGTAAACTAATTCTAGAAAAATCAACTGATGTGGCGACAGACACAGCAATAAATCTAAACGAACCACTGACGGTCTTCAACTCTGGTTCGCCTATCACGCCAACGATTGCTGATGGAACGGCACAAGGTGAGTGGCATTCATTTATCAATGTGGGTGCGGGTGAGACAAGACTTACGCCATCGGGTGGGTCATCAAATATTTTGGGTGTAGACTCTGGTGATGGTTTTATTGCCTTTGGTGAAGGTGATGGTTGCCAGTTGATTTGGAACACCTCAGTAAGTAAATGGGTAATTGTAGCCAACAATGGAACTACAACAGGATAATAGAAAATGGCAGTTATTACTAATCCACTAAAAAAACAAGTTATTCAGTCGATTCTGACTGATTTTGCAGACTCGGCCGGGGTGAGCAATTATTATATCGGTATTGGTCGTTCCGAAGACTGGAATGCCTCTGACGCTGAGCGAACAGAAATTAATGCTCAATGGGAAGAAAGAGGTTTCCGTAATGGACTTCAGTCAGTGAAGAAAATTGTTGACTCAACCTTTGTTGTTCCTCGTTACAACTGGTCTTCGGGTGCTGTCTATTCTGCCTATGATGACAAACAAGTTGGTTATCCATCACAAACATATTATGTCATGAATGACGAGAACCAAGTATACATTTGTTTGCAACAATCCAAAGACACTGCTGGTAATGCGGTAGTATCGACTATTCAGCCATCAGGTGGCACAACAGGTGCAGCATTCTCAACTGCGGATGGTTACATCTGGAAGTTCTTATATTCTATTGGCGCTGGTGATGCGACAAAATATGTTGCTGCTAACTTCCTGCCTATCAAACTTCAAGGGACTACTGACTCATCGTCTCCTGCTTCTGATGTTGAACAGTTGTCTGTTCAGAATGTTGCTGTTGGTGGTCAGATTACGGGTTATGTGGTTGACTCAGGTGGTCTTGGGTATACCTCAAATCCAACACTTACTATTGTGGGTGACGGAACAGAAGCAAAAGCATCTGCAACTATCTCAGGTAGTGCCGTTGTCAAGGTTGAAATCATCGACAGTTCTGGCACACTGGCATTTGGTTCGGGGTATAACAATGCAACTGTTACGGTAAGTGGTGGTGGCACACCAACCAAACCAGCATCAATTCGTCCCATATTTACAACTGCGGGTGGTATTGGGGCTGACCCAAGAGATGACCTTCGTGCGAGTGGTATCATGTTCACTGTAAAACCAGACGGAACAGAGAACGATGACTTTATCGTAGGTAATGACTTCCGTCAAGTTGGTCTTGTCAAAAACATCAAAGATAGTGCGGGTTCAGATTTGTTCACTGCATCAACAGGTATTGCGTTGAAGAAACTTGTTTTCTCTGCGGTGACAACAGGATTTACCGCTGACAACACAATTGTCGGTTCAACTTCTGGCGCAAAAGCGTTGGTTGACAAAGTTGACTCATCGAATGTCTGGTATCACCAGACTGACGTAACTGGATTCTCTAACTTCGATTCAGGTGAAGCGGTAAATGAAGCTAATGGTTCGGGTTCAGGAACACTTAATGCGTCATTTGCACCATATGTTACACCCGAAGTAACAACGTCTACTGGTGATGTCCTATATATTGATAACCGAGCGGCAGTCACTCGTGCAAGTGACCAGACCGAAGATATTAAAATTGTAATTCAAATTTAAGGTTTGATTCATGGCTAACACATTTTCAGAGAACTCATTCTCCACGACCTACAAAGACGATTTTATCGATAGTGATAATTATCATCGCGTCCTTTTCAATAGTGGTCGTGCCTTGCAGGCTCGCGAACTTACACAGATGCAGACTATCATCCAAGAGGAGATTGGAAGATTTGGTCGCAACATCTTCAAGGAGGGTGCATCAGTAAATCCAGGCGGGCCAACAATCAACAATAACTATGAATTCGTCAAACTGAATACATCTAGTAATACTCTTCCTACCGACACAACCACACTGGTTGGAACTGAATTTACTGGTCAGACATCTGGTGTCAAAGCAAGAGTTCTTCAGGTTGTTACGGCAGAAGGTTCTGACCCTGCAACTCTGTATGTTCAATATACTGATACATCTGCTGCAACGCCAGGCGCAAACCCAATCCGCATGTCTGCGGGTGAGGACATCAACAACGGGTCAGACACACTGACTGTTCAGTCTGCTGCTCCTGCGGTTGGTCGTGGTTCTAAGGTTGCTAACGGTGCGGGGGACTTCTTTGTTCGTGGTCACTTTGTATTTGTCAAACCACAGGAACTCATTCTTTCCAAATATACGAGAAACCCAACCAAAACCGTTGGTTTTAAAATCACTGAAGATATCGTTACTGTTGCTGACGATACTGCATTGTATGATAATCAGGGTGCGACTCCGAACTTATCTTCGCCTGGCGCTGACCGTTATCGTATTACACTAACCCTCACAACTCAAGACCAAGTTGCGAATGATGAGAACTTTGTTTACTACTGTGATATTGTTGACGGTCAAATCCTTGACCAAGTATCAGGAACAGAAGATTATAACAAAATCAATGAAGTCCTTGCAGAGAGAACTCGCGAAGAGTCAGGTAACTATATCGTAAGTCCTTTCACTGTAGACTTCACCGACTCAGGAACAAACCTGATTGCATCTGTATCTGATGGTATTGCATATATCAACGGATATCGTGGTGCATCGGAAGTTCCTAAGAAACTGACAATTGCAAAACCAAGAACAACCGAAACGACTAACAACGAAGTTACTGGTATTTCTTATGGTCAGTATTTCATTACAGACAGTGCGTCTACTTTGGGTCGTTTGAATACAAACACTCAAGAGGTTGTCAATCTACGCAGTGGGGCTACTCACGGTGGTTCTACTATCGGGACTGCAAAGGTTCGTTATGTAGAAGAAGATGGTTCACAGTATCGTGTATATCTCTATGATATCAAAATGAATGGTGGTTCGGCAGTTCGTCAGATTAGGTCTGTCGGAACAGATTCAATTGATTGTATCAACCCACTCCTTGAGAATGGTCAAGCCGTTATCAAAGAAGGTGATAAAGTCAATCTTGTTTACCCATTAACAAACCCAAGACCCTCTGACATCACAGATGTTGACTTTGAGGTTCAGAGACAGTTTGCTGGTGGGACTAATGGTTCAGGTAGTATTACGATTTCTGTTAACGCGGCTGGTGAGAGACTTGTAAATAAAAATCAGTGGATTGTAACAAGAGACGATACTGGCGCGGTTGTTACTGGCGCGACCATCACAATACCAGCGAACTTACTATCAGCTCAAATCACGAATCTTCCTGCTAGTCAACCAGTTACAATCTATGCGAAGGTTAATAAAGCACAGGCATCTTCTCGTCAGAAGACCTTGACAGAAACAACATTTAGTAGTTCGGTTGAGTCTGATGGTGGTGGTGTCAAGTTTATCAACCTTCATGCTGCTGACATCTATGATGTAATATCAATCAAACAAACCGACTCTGACGGTGCAGACCTATCATACCTCTTTACTGTAGATAAAGGTCAAAGACCAGGCTACTATGATAATGGTCGCCTTGTTTTAGAAACAGGTGCAACTGCTCCATCTGGTTCAATATTTACAAGGTTCAAACACTTCACCCACGGTGGTGGTGACTTCTTTGATGTTACATCATACACTGGTCAGGTGAACTACAAAGATATTCCTGCGTTCTCAACAGGGCCACGCACATCCGTAAACTTGCGTGATGTGATTGACTTCCGTTCAGTGGTTGACTCTGATGGAACGTTTACGGGAACAGGCGCTGTAGTAAATGAACTTCCTACCAATGGTGACATCTTTCAAGGTAATGTAACATATTACCAACCACGCAGAGATAAGATTGTCATTTCAACCGATGGTGTATTGAAAAATATTACTGGTGAAGCAGGGTTTGATGCCCAGTTCCCACAAACACCAGAGAACACTCTGGGTCTCTTCCTGTTAGAACACAACGCATATGGTCTCCATGACTCTGATGTGAGTATGACTCCACTGGAAGCAAAACGATTTACGATGGCAGACATCAACAATCTGGAAAAACGTGTTGATAGATTAGAAGAAGTGACCTCACTGTCTTTGCTTGAAGTTGACACCTCTTCACTATTAGTTCTTGATTCATCAGGTAGTCCACGCAGTAAGTCTGGTTTCTTTGTTGACAACTTTGCTGACCGTTCATTTACAGACACAGAGAACGAAGAAAACCGTTCTGCGATTGACCCGTCAAGGGGTCTTCTGAGTAGTCAAACAGAAGATAATAATATTAATCTAGTATATGACCATTCTAAATCAAGTAATACAATCCTGAAGGGTGACAACGTTTATCTAAATTACACAGAAAGTGTTGCAATCTCTCAGACAACTATTTCTGGTGCTGAGAATGTAAACCCATTTGCCGTTATCACGGGTGAGGGTAGTCTCACACTATCTCCTGCTTCTGATGAGTGGTTTCAGACGAAATATAAACCAGCAAATGTAATCAATAAAACTGCAACCGAAGACCTCGGCGTTCTCAACGAAGGTAGATTGGGAAGAGGCACAGCAAGCAACAGAAGAAGAGCAGCTGGTAGTGCATGGACATGGCAACCTGCATCATGGGTGCCAATCGCTGGTTTTGGTTTTCTTGGAGGTCTGAACCTATTTGGTGGTTGGTTGAGTGTTCCAACATGGAATGTCAATGGTGTTCGCACTGTTGAATCCAGACGTTTAGGTGGAAGATGGCAACAAACAACCTTTGAACAAAGAGTTGTTGTTAGTGAAAGAACTACTCGTAAGGTAACAGGTGACAGAACAGTCTCCTTGACATTCCTGCCATTCATGCGGTCTCGTAAGATTATGTTCCGTGCAGAAGGTATGCGTCCAAACACTCGCTACTTCCCATTCTTTGATGGAAGAGATGTGAGTGCATATTGTCGTGAAGAGACTTTCACAAGGTTCGCATCAGGAACTAGTTTGAGTTATGGTAACAGATATCGCAATAGTTCTGCACACCCACAAGGTTCAACCAATCTGGAGTCAAACGCTGATGGTAAAATTGAAGGTTCATTCTTCCTTCCATCTAAAGAAGGTGGACTTCAGTTCCGTGGCGGCACAAGAGAATTCAAACTTTTAGACATCAATATAGATAATGATGCAGGTGCATTGTCACGAGCATCAACAAACTATACATCACAAGGAACTCTGGATACGAGACAACAGACGATTACTAACACTCGTATCACTACGGTTCGTAGAAGGCGTTGGACAGAGGTTACAAGACGCGACCCACTCGCACAGAGTTTCTATGTGAATAAACCATCGGGTATGTTCGTAACCAAAGTCGATGTGTTCTTTAAATCAAAAGACTCGACTGTTCCTATTGAGATGCAGATTCGTCCAGTTGTAAATGGTCAACCATCTGCAACTGATATCATTACGAATGCAATCAAGTTCTTATCACCATCAGAGGTCAACACTGCGGCATCACAGACACAGGCTGCTGCTGTCGCTGCACCTACAACCTTTGAGTTTGATGAACCAATCTTCCTGAATCCGAATACGGAATACTGTATCGTTCTCTTGGCAGAGTCAAAAGAATACGAAGCATATGTTGCTGAGACCTATGCATTTGAGTTAGGTTCAACTGAGAAACGTGTGAATCGTCAACCTTCAATGGGTTCATTGTTCAAATCACAGAATGGTTCAACTTGGACACCTGACCAAACCAAAGACCTTGCATTCAAAATCTATCAAGCAGACTTCAATACTGCTGGTGGTTATGCGGTCTTTGAAAATGCAGATGTTCCTGATGAAATTCTTGCAAACAATCCATTCTTCACGGACAGTGGAGATGCGACAGTTACTATGTTGTTCCCGAATCACGGTTACAGTGTGGGTGATACAATTAATATTACTGGACTGGACTCCGCAACGAGATATAACGGTATTCTTGGTTCATCTATTATGAATCCCACCGCTCCCAATGGTCTCGTGACTGCGGTAGATGGGTTTGGTCTGAGGTTTGAAGCCGACAGTGCATCAACATCTGCTGGTCGTTTCGGTGGTTCGGATATTGTTGTAGACCAACAACTCAACTTCGATGTTGCGATTCCGAACTTCTCAACTATTCTTCCAGATGATACAACCCTCTCATATGGTGTTAAATTCACTACAGGTAGTTCTCTGGCAGGGTCAGAAACTCGTTATCAGAAAGACCCAAACTACTCAGGTGATATTCAGATTGGTGACGAAAATCTATTCCCAAGACCTCGATTGATTGCCAAGACTGCAAACGAAGCGGCGGCCGATAAACTTAATGGAGAACGTTCAGTTACCTTCAAGGTAGACTTGGGAACGTCTCGTTCAGATGTATCGCCGATGATTGATGCTCAGAGAACATCATTGACAACTATTTCTAATCTGATTGATAATCAGGATGTTACTGCTCCACTGAATTATCAGGCAGAGACGAATGCCTTCGGTGGTTCTGCATTGTCTAAACACCATACTTCAGTCCAGAATCTTGAAGAAGATGCTGTTGGTCTGAAGGTTATTCTTGCTGCGGTTAGACCAAGTGGTTCTCACATTGACCTGTATTACAGAGTTGCAAACGATGGTGAGAATATCTTTGATGTAGACTGGACACTTCAGTCATCAGAAACAACGATTGCTCCTGATAGAGAGAACTTCCGTGAGTATCGTTATCTGATTGGTGGTGACGGTGGTGACTTGAACTCATTCACCCAATATCAATTGAAACTTGTGTTTAGAACAACTAACCAGTCTACACCACCTATAGTAAAAGACTTGAGAGGCATCGCACTGGCAGTATAATGAAGAAAGAATATATTATGGTTGACGGTAACTCCAGTCTCGCAAGAGACCCAGAGACAGGGGGAATTGTTAATATAAATAAGGAAGAGATATCCAAAGCCCGCGAAGCAAAGAAAAAGAGAAAACAGAAGGATGCGGAGTTCCAAGAATTAAAGAATGAAGTTGGTGAAATAAAAGAACTCCTCACTAAATTAGTAGAGAAACTGTAATGGCAACAAATACTCCAACACAAACACTGATTACAGATACCTTTAGTCAATTGGTAGATGATGTCAATACCATCTCTTTAGATTTGGGTGCGACAGGAAATCTGACAACAAACCAAGACTCAGATGTAGTCGGTGCGATTAACGAACTCGAAGTCGGTATCCGAGGAACATCAAACAGTCTCGTCGCTACCGACCTAAACACCAGTGCCAATGATTTGGTAGGTGCGGTCAACGAACTACACACTAAAATGGGTATCATTCCAGACTCAGATGGCAAGGGCAATCTGACTAACAACAGGATTGGGGAATCAATTCGTTTCTTGGATAGTGCCGTTGGTGATGTAACATCCCTGACCACGACAGATAAAACAGATGTCGTAAGTGCTGTCAACGAGCTGGACGCAGAACTAGGAACAATTACTGCGCTCGCAATGGGAACTACTGCCTCTACTGTAGGTGGTGCGATTGCAGAACTAGAAGGTGAGATTGATACACTCAACACAAAGGTTGAACCTGCTCAAACATTAACCACTACTGCAACTACATTATCAGATGCGATAAACGAACTGGATGCTGTTCAGGGTAATGATTCTTTAACGACTACTGCAACAACCCTCACGGGTGCTGTCAATGAACTTGATGCAGAACTTGGCGACTCTGACATGGGAACTACTGCTTCTACAGTTACAGGTGCCATTGCTGAACTCGATAGTGACATTGGCGCAAGACCGCATACAACACTAACAACAACGGCAAAAACTCTTACAGGCGCAGTCGTAGAACTTGATGCAGAACTTGGAACGATTACATCTGGTGCGATGGGAACTACGGCTTCAACGGTAGGTGGTGCTATCGCTGAACTGGAAGTGGAGATTGACACACTTAACACAAAGGTCGAACCCACTCAAACATTAACGACTACCGCAACCACATTATCAGATGCGGTAAATGAACTTGATGAAGAGATTGGTGACGCAACACTTACAACTACAGAACAGACACTTGCTGGTGCTATCAACGAACACGACACTGAAATCGGTGCGGCCGCACTCGATACATCTGCGACAACTCTACGTGGCGCAATCAATGAACTGCACACAGAGTTAGGCGCAACCGTTGACTCTGCGGGTCAAGGTAACATTGTAGCATCTGATGTTGGTGCATCGTTAAGATTACTGGATAGTGCAACAGGTAATCTAGCATCTCTTAATACCGATGGTTCAATTGCAGATAGAACAAATCTTGTAACAGCAATTAATTCTGTTGCAACTGACCTTTTCCAACTTGACTCTGACAATAGTCTTATAGATAGTAGAGTAGGTTCTTTATCAAACCTAGACGCAGACTTTGTGGGAATAGAAAGAAACAACGTTATCAATGCATTGAACGCACTAAGAGCAGATATAGCACTTATCTATGATGAAAATGGCACGCAACTGAACTAACGAGGTTATATAACATGGTTACTCGTGTTCCACTAAAACTAAAAGATAGTGCTGGTTTACAAGATTTTTCATCAACCGAAGAAAATTATCTCGCATATCAAGTTGGCAATTATCTTATCAACGGAGACAGTTCCGATGTCGGCTCCCTTACGATGGATTCGAGTGGCGGGACACAATTTATTTCGGGAACATTCACTGACACTGTTTATGACTCCGCAGTTGGAACGGGTGGTAGTCCTGGCTCATTCCTGACATTCACTCAGACTAACACTACACTGAGAACAAATCTGGGAACACTAACGCCTGCCGATAGTGACTATCGTATTCCTGTATTCAGAGAACATGATAGTGACAGAGGCACAATCGCGGTTGGAAGACCATCATCTATTCCAGCGGCCGCGGCGGGTTATGTCACTATCAGTAATGTCAGTGGTGACTCACTGACCATAAAAATACCATCTAGTAGAAATAAAGTATTTGATACATTCTGTGCAAGTTCAATCAATACTAATGGCACGGCAGTTGCTGGTGGTAACATTTCTCTTGGAAGCAACTTACACGAACCACCAAAATTATCTGCACCTATTGTAAAGGGTGTTACAACTGGTAGATATGTAACCGCTGATAGCGCATATGTATTCAATGTTGAAAATGTTACTATCGGTGGAACTGCATATAGTTCGTCAGAGGCAAACCAAGAATATCAGGCGGGTGATGACTACATATATGTTGATGGTGTAAACCAAGATATATACCAATCAAAAATCAGAGAATACAATGATTCGGATATGACTGTTCTGATTGACCGATTGAATAGTCGAATCGCTACTTCTGATTATCTAGGTTCATATCGTCTTGGTTCATCTGCTCCAAGTAGTGACTATTCCGTCAACTTAGCAGATGTGATGACCGACACGAGAACTGACGGTTCTTCAATTGCATATAATATCTATCAGAGAACGACACAATCTGCACCAACTCAGGTTCTTCCATTTTCAATCAAAAGGTCAAGTGGAAACAGCGGGGACTATCAAGGTCTTCAGTTGATGACAGACAGACAGATTCAACAGGGTCTTGGTCTAAGAGCAAGAAACAGACTCGGCACGACTGGTGATAACGCTGGAACAAATATTGGTAACTACAAACTTCTGAGTTCTGCATCAGGAACACCGACTGACTTAGGATTTTCGGGAACGTGGGCTGCAAGGGGAACTGCAACCGATACTCGTCAGAATATCGTTGATGCGAACTATACAAGAGGTCGTGTATCGACATATGCACGACTGGCCGAGGTAAGCTTTTCAGACAATTACTCAAGAACTCGTTCTAGTGCATATTCAAAAGATTACTCAAGAATTCGTTCCAGTTCGTATATTGATACCTATACGGTGAACAGAGAAAGTAACTATTCTGTAGGGTTTGTCGGAGAATATTCAAGAAACTATGAAACCACTCGTTCAAGTAATTACACTAGAACTCGTCAATCAACACTCGACTATACAAGAAACCGAGCAAGCACCTTTACTGGTAACTATTCGCGTGTGGTAAGTTATGAGGGTAACTTTCTTGGTGATTATTCACGCAACGTGGCCGAAATAACTTCGGTGTCAGGTTCACTTACTACCACTGGCACTGGTCTCAAAACTGTCACTGTTTCGGGAACAGGTGTGTCTGACTTCACTGTTACGATAAACGTCTCTAGTGGGGCGATGGGTGGTGGTGTGATGAAATGGGTGGGGCCATCGGGAACTACATTTGATGAAGATTATGGCGTTTTCGGCACATCCACCAACCCCACCACACTTTTTACTGACCAAAGCGGAGTCGGACTTAGTAATTCACAAGTGAGTGGTGGTTACACAATTTATGTAAATATTACAGAAGTGCCATATGAATCAAGTTCTTATGTTGGTAACTATGTATCATCGTGGACGGCTGGAGATAATACTCCTGGCACTGGTGCATATGGTAACTGGGTTGTATACGGCCCGCCAAACTACGATTATAGAATCTCAGTAAATTGGACTGAGAATGGTAATTATAATTTGAAAACTAAATATCAAAGGACTTTTTCTACGCAAGCTGAGAGAGACGCATTTACCAACAAAGTTCTTGGTTATGATGGTGTTGAGTATAGGCGAGGTAGCTACGTCGCCGGGCCTGCGGCCGGCGTTGGTATTTATAAAACCGAAAAAGCAACAGCGAGTTACACAAGAAATTCCCTAGCGAATTACACAAGAACATCAACAAGAAACTCCACAAATACTGTTTCCTATTCAAGAAACCGAGATTCAACATTCACAGGTAACTATTCACGGATAGTAGATTATCTTGGTAACTACTCTCGTGATTTCTTGGGTAACTATAGTAGAGACTTTACCAGAACAACACCTGATGATTTTACAAGAAATTTTGAAGGTAACTATAGTAGAGACTTTTCAAGAACTCGTTCAAGTGCTTATACAAGAGACAGACTATCTGCATATTCTGGTAACTACACGGGGAACTTTCAGGGTAACTATGTGGGTAACTACATTGGCGACTTTGTAGGGCCGAGGGTATTGACTGCACAAGGCAACACAGATACTACAATCTATAGTAATACATTACAGGTTCTTGGCACAGAAACTCATATTCTAAATCCTGACGGAGATTTGGCTAACACAACCTACAGCACACCAATTACAACTGCTCCTGTCGGAACAAAGGCAATCATAGTAACAGGTGGTATTGGAACGAATGGTGGTAGGTATACAAAATTCAGTGGATGTAAGTTCAATCTCACCCCTAATGTTACTTTGACTGAGTTCTTCTCATTTGCGACGTTCTCACCCTTCGCAACGAAAGAATATACTCACGATTCGGTTATATACGGTGGGAATATCGGAGATAGTCTTAATTCATTACGTCAATTTAGATTGGAGGTTGAGTTTGATGGTCAAGCGAGAGCGTATGGTGCTGGTATTAGAGTTCTTTTCCTCAATAAAGAATTTAAGTCTACAACGCTCAGTGCAAAAAGTGATATGATGGCGGTTGCGTCTGGACACGCAAACAATTTCATTGGTTATTATCCTGGCAGCACAACTTTCACTAATTACGTTGGTGGTATTTCAGTATTCACCGCGACCATTTATGATGCTCCAAATAGTAGTGCTGCGATTGGTGCATATGTATCTGGTGCTATTATTTCTCAAGGATATAATAATGCACCACTTGTTCATGCTAGTGGTGACAGAGACTCGATTCATGGTTATAGACTTGAGACAAACGCTGATACTAATATTACGCCTGGCGCTCGAAGATTTAAAGATAATTACGGTGAGACATTACTTGCTGCAACTTTCCAAGAAGATGCTTTTGAAGATAATACTCAAAATTACCTGAGAGCTTCCACAAGGACTTCTTTGACAACATCCACTAGAACCTCTACGAGAACTGGCACGAGTATAATGCCAACTGGTCAATCACCAAACGAGTTTACAGGTAACTTCAGTGGTAACTTTACTGGTAACTATACTAGGTTTGCTAATACGACAAATGAAGGCGACACATATGGTGGTCAGGGAATAGATTGGAGCGCCCGTGACTCAAATGGCGATTCGATAATGATTACAGAAGGCCCGACATATATAGTAAACGCCAACACTTCTTCATATCTATCCTATGATGGTAATTCTATGTCGATATCGTTGGACTTTAATTCTTACGCAGTGAACAACTATCCAATAAAATCGAATGGTTTTGCGAGTCAATTGTCTGTCAGAACCACTAATGCCAATGTAATCCCGCCTGATACAGAAATTACACTCTACTGGAGACAGCAGGGACTATATAAGTGGATGAGAATTATTGTTCCTGAAGATTATAATGTTGGTAGACCATCACAAACATTCAGCGGCACTGCCTCTAACGGTGGCCCAACTCTAGTTTATCATACATTTACTGTTGAAGATGGACTTGAATTCGGTATAGGTGAAGAAGGTAGTGAACAGAGCGGAACTGTATCTCAATTCACCGCAACGCCTGGTTCTACTGAGGTTTTGTTAAGAATTAGAGCAAACGAAACAGGTTACACCAGAGACTCAACCAGAACCTCAACTAGAACTTCTCAGACATTTACTGGTAACTATTCTCGTAACTTTGAAGGTAACTACTCAAGAAACTATACCAGAACAAGAACCTCCACATATCTGGGTTCAGATACATTCTCAAGAACCTTTACGGGTAACTATGTGGGTAACTATTCTCGTGACTTCACCAGAACTTTTGAGGGTAACTATTCTAGAAACTTTATTGGGAATTATCTAGGTAATTATACTAGCGATTATCTGGGTAATTACGGAAGAACTTTCATCGGTAACTATGCTGGTAACACAATTGGGTCTGGTGACACTAATATTGAGACTTATACACTCTATGTAAGAACTGCATAAATAGGGTTACTATGGGAACTACACCACTAAGACTTGACGGGACAAACGGCGACCTCAAAGAGATGTCATCCACCGATGAGAACTATTCCGCTTATCAGTTGGGATTGCGACTCAATGAATTATACGCTGCATACAGCGACGCCACGAGCAATTTAGCAACCAGCGCCGCCCCTTTCTTTGGCGGCACAACTGTTGGTTCATTCTCAGATACAGTCTATGACCAGAATGTAGGTGACCACGGTTCACTTACAGTCACAACAACCACTACAACATTATACCAACAAAATGGATCACCGTTTGGCGCCCCTGTCAATTTTTACGATGATTACCGACCAACCGTCGAGTTTGTCGATAACTCAGGTGAACCAGAGATTCATGAGTTTAGCGATAGTGAGATGATAACGTTAACGGATAGACTTGTATCCCGTGTCATGACATCTGAATATCCAGGCACATTTCGATTGGGCACAGGCGTCGCATTTGGTGACTATGTCACACACGTTTCAAATGTGTTCAGTGACACAAGGACTGATGGAACTTCAATAGCATACAATCTCTACCGAAGACAAACCATGTCTGCTCCTACTACTGTTAGACCAGTGCATATAAAAAGGTCGGCGGGGAAGCTAGGCGCATTTCAAGGTCTTCAAGAGATGACCGATGCTGAGATTAAATATACCTTTGGCGATTTTAAAGACGAGGCTGGCAAAGGCGCCCCGAATCGTATTATGACAACTAAAGTTGGAACATATCAACTTCGCTCGTCTGCTCAAGGTGCGCCAACAGACACAGGAACATGGGCTGCACGAGGCACAGCAACAGATACGCGCAATAATGTAAGTGATGTAGATTACACTCGCACATCATCAAGAAACTTTGAGGGTAACTATTCAAGAAACTTTGAGGGTAACTATTCAAGAAACTTTTTATCTACTAGCACTAATACATTTACAGCTAATTATACAAGAAACTTTGCGGGTAACTATTCAAGAAACTTTGGAAGAACCTCAACGCGAAATAGCACCAACGACTTCTCAAGAAACTTTGCGGGTAACTATTCAAGAAACTTTGAAAGAGACTCGACACGAAACAGCACCAACAACTTTGCAAGAAACTTTGCGGGTAACTATACTAGAGTAACATCTACAAGAGACTCGACACGAAACAGCACCAACAACTTCGGAAGAAATTTTCAGGGTGACTATTCTAGAGTAACATCTACAACAACCTCGACACGAAACAGCACCAACAACTTTGCAAGAGACTTTACTGGTAACTATTCGAGAAACTTTACAAGAACCTCGACACGAAACAGCACCAACAACTTTTCAAGAAACTTTACTGGTAACTATTCGAGAAACTTTACAAGAACCTCAACTAGAACTCGTGCAACAGATTATGGTGGTAATTATGTAGGCAACTTTGCTGGCGACTACTCAAGAACATATACACGAAATTCAACGAGAGACTCAACGAGAACTTCAACTAGAACTCGGGCAACAGATTATCTTGGTAACTTCACGGGTGACTATTTGAGGTTTACGGGGTATTTAGGTGACTTTACTGGCGACTTTGTTGGTAACTATGGCATATACCTTTTTACTAGAAATAGACAAGTTAATTACACTAGAGTAAGTCTACAGGGATTTCCATTTACGAGAAACTGGACAAGAAATTTTCAAGGTAACTTTGTTGGTGACTTTGCGGGTAACTTTGCGGGTGACTTCACGGGTGACTATTCGAGAAACTTTACAAGAACTCGGGCAACAGATTATCTTGGTAATTATGTAGGCGACTTTGCTGGTAACTATGAGGGGAACTACGCAAGAGCTTATGAAAGAACACGAACAAGCCAATATACTGGTGACTTTGGTGGCAACTTTGAGGGGAACTACGCAAGAGCTTATGAAAGAACACGAACAAGCCAATATACTGGAGACTTTGCTGGTAACTATGAGGGGAACTACGCAAGAGTTTATGCTAGAACACGAACAAGTCAATATACTGGAGACTTTACTGGTAACTATGCGGGGAACTTCTCAAGAGCTTATCAAAGAACACGAGTAAGTCAATATACTGGTGACTTTGCTGGTAACTATACGGGTAACTATTCGAGAGCTTATGCTAGAACACGGACAAGTCAATATACTGGTGACTTTGCTGGCAACTTTGCTGGTAACTTCTCAAGAGCTTATGCTAGAACACGAGCGAGTCAATATACTTCTGACTTTACTGGCAACTTTGAGGGGAACTACGCAAGAGCTTATGTTAGAACACGAACATCAAATTACGGAAGAAACTTTGCGGGTAACTTCGTGGGTAACTATGTTGGGACAACGATTGGGTCTGGAACATCAACGATTGAGACTTACACCTTGTATGTAAGAACTGCATAAAACGATTATATATAAACTAAACCATTTACAGGAGTAATAAAGTGGCAAGAACATGGTTAGATAATGCATTTTGGGAAACACCTAAAAAGGAAATCCTCAATGCGATTAGTGAAGAACAGGTGGATAACAAACAAATCCGTCAAGTTCACAAACTGTATAAATTGAATGACGATGGAACACCAAACGAAATGTTCAATGAGGTCATTGAATTTCTTGGTGACGAATCAATCGAAGCTTCAACTAAGAAACGTCTTGAAAAAAAACAGGCAGAAGCCGAACTTGACAAACAAAAGAAACTTGAGCATGAACGAGCCAAGAAACTTGAAAAGTTGTTTGAGTATAAACTTGAAACATTCGAGATTCCTGAAATCAAAGCGTCCAAGAATCGTCTGTTGAAATCTAAGTTGAGACGCTCCAAGTCGATTCCCGAAGTAAATCTATATGCTATGATGATTGTGAAGGAATCGTTAGAAGATGAACACATCAAGTAAAGGTTTTGTTATTGTCGCATCAAGAAATTCAAACTTCTATATCTACGCGACCAACCTAGCAGAATCAATCAAAGACTTCTATCCCGAAGCGCAAATCACTCTGGTAACAGAAGAACGTTTTATTGATGAACGGGCGGATGTTGCGGATACGATTATACATTGTGATGACCACTATCGTGCCAAACTCTGGGGTATGGCACAAACTCCTTATGATATTACAATGTATGTTGACGCAGACATGGATTGCGAACACGAAGACATCATGACCGTGTGGGATAACATGAAAGATTATGATATGGTCTTTCATGAGTTGACCAAAGAACGCGAGAAGTTCTATGCGGTCAGGTATTTCGATTATCAAGGCAGACGAGAGATGTATACTCTCTGCGGTGGTGTATGTCTGTATCGCAGTTCCAATCCTCTAGTTCGTGAGTTCATGGAAGACTGGTTTGAGTTGTTCAACAGACAACTCAATAATATGTGGAAGCCTGATGGGTTCAATGATGAACAATGGAGAAAAGACCTCAAACACTTCGACCAGACAACACTCTGGTGGTTGGTCAACAAGGTAGATAAATACAAAGACCTGAAGATTGGTTTCTTTGATGATGATATTCGGTGGAACTATTTTACTCAGTATCAATATGAAAACTTAGTATCAAAAGAAGGTAAACCACCAATCTTGAGACATTACTCTGGTTCATTGAAAAAAGATAGACTTATCGTATGAAGAATGTCCCCATAAAAAATCCTGATGTGATGGATGCCTTGAATAAGTTTCTATGGTATTACGATAATCGTGAGCTTGTTTCTAAAACATTACGACTAAACGGAAGCGCACTAGACAGAAGACACTTTGTAGGAAGTGAATATCGTGACGAGATTATTGCGATGGACGAAAGACACGAAGGATTTCCTGATAACACACATTCATATGCATTGAAACACGACAGAATAGATTTCCTTGGCGATAAACACAAATCTCCAGATGCCGTAAATCTCCTTCAGAAGTATGGTGAATGTAACGATAATCTGTGTAATATATTGTCTGCTCGTAACAATGCATTGACCGTGATGTATCCACCAAACGGATTTATTTCATGGCACAACAATGCAAATGCGTCTGCATATAATCTCGTTTTTTCTTGGTCAGAGACAGGAGATGGTTGTTTCAAATATGTAGATGGCCATACTGGTGAAGAAGTCGTGATGAAAGATGAGAAAGGTTGGAACTGTAAGGCAGGATATTTCGGTGCATATGGTGAACCGTGGTATAATCGTGTCTATCATGCCGCTGAAACTGACTGTTGGCGCATCACCGTATCATATATGTTTGACCGAACCGACATGTCACTGGGTATACAGGACGATATCATCGAAGAAATAATGTTAAATTTCTAGTCTCGTTGACGAATAAATCCTTATAAATAACAACAGAATTTGTTTTTATATGGGTATTTAACATGTCAACCAATTACGAAGATATTGTCATTAATCAGGGAACAGATGTCGCCATCGAAATTGAACTGGTTCATGATAATGGCAGCGCGCTTGATTTGACAAATAGGTCAGTCGCAGCAAAAATGAAAAGAAGATATGCTGACTCGGCTAATGACCCAAACACCTTAGAGTTCACCTCTGTTATTGCATCACCATCTGCCGATGGTGTTGTAACCTTATCTCTAACAAACACTCAAACCGATACACTCACAACGAGAGGTCGGTATGTTTATGATGTTGAGTTATCTTATACTGATAGTGACTCAAATACTATCATTGAGAGAATACTTGAAGGTCAAATCGAAGTTTCACCATCTGTAACAAAGTAAATAAAAATGAAAATTATTTATCAAGACCCTACAATTAAAATCAAAAAACTAAAAGTAGGAACTCCTGTCAAGAGAGTTACCGCTGGTGCTTTTGCCATTACCAATCTGGGTGGTGTGGATGTAACCGCAAATGAATCTGATGGTTCAATTCTGGCATACAAGAGCTCGACTGGTAACTACGAAGTAACCAATCTCAGAGGTGACGATAATGTCACTGTCACATTTGATAGTGATAATAACGATTATACCTTTGCTTTTACCAACACGACATTTACTGGCTCTATTATACCAGATAGTAACGAGGCATATGACCTCGGCAGTTCTACCAATAAGTGGAGAGACCTGTTCCTTTCAGGAAATACAATCACTCTGGGGACACTCGACTTAAAAGACAGTAACGGTAACTTTGTCATTATTGATAGTGATGGTGGTAAGACTGCTGTCAGTATCAAACTGTCCACAACAAACAGTGACATTCTATCATTCGATAGTTCGGAAGGTATATTAAGTTTCAACGACTCCGATGTCGCGAGAACAGATATTGCGGAAACATTCCACAGTGACCTGAATGTCGCTGGTAATCTGACTGTATCTGGAACGCAGACTTTCACTGGGGGAACATCCGCAGATAGTTCCACAATCACAAATGGTCTCGCTGTTGGTGGGTCTACTACGATTGGTTCTAATCTTACGATTGGTGGTAACCTAACTGTATCGGGAACACAGACGATTGTCAACACAGAGACAATCCAACTTGCAGACAACACCATTGTTCTGAACTCTAACGCAACTGGTTCAGCCAGTGAAGATGCGGGTATCGAGATTGAACGTGGTGATGATACAAACAAGTCACTTCTGTGGGACGAGTCAAATGACTACTGGACAATTGGTTCAGAGACATTCCAGACAACTGGTAAGATTCTCTTTGGAAACGTATACAACACAGAGGGTGACCTTCCAAGTGCGTCTACCTATCATGGTATGTTTGCACACGTTCACGCAACGGGTCGGGGATACTTTGCACATGGTGGTTCATGGCACAGACTGGTTGACTCCTCATCTACAGGTGAACAACAAGTATACAAACTATACTCAAATCAAGCGAGAATTGATTCTGCAACTATCACCAATCTGGCAAACACTCAACTCACTGGTTCACAGGCAACCTTTGATAGTGCCAATATTGGAACACTGAAGTTCACCACACTGACCAACACGACAAGTGATATCACTGAAGGGACTAACCTGTATTATACTCGTGGTCGTTTTGATAGTGCGTTGGGTGATACAACATCTATCGGAAGTATTCGTGGATACTTCTCCTCTGCTGGTGACTTGTCCTATGATAGTTCAACAGGTGTGTTCTCCTTTGATGTAGAACAAGTCTATACAAAATCTAATTTCGACAGTGACTTAGGTGCAGCCCTTGACGGTGGCACGGGTATCACCTACGATAGTTCGACAGATACGATTTCTATAACGAACACGGGTGTTACCGCAGCGACATATGGTTCTGCATCTCAGATTCCTGTCTTCACAGTAAACGCACAGGGTCAACTTGACAGTGCGGGTTCAGTCGCGGTTGCGGGTGTATCCTCATTCTCATTCGACTCTGCAAACGGCAATCTCTCCATCGGCACTGCTGATGGTGCAACATTCCTCACAACGATTACACTCGACCCATATACAACGAGTAATCTTGTAGAGGGAACAAATCTTTACTATACGACCACAAGAGCGGATAGTGACTTTGATGTAAGACTTGCAACCAAAACAACTTCTGATGTTGCGGAAGGCACAAACCTCTATTACACAACTGCTCGTGCTGACTCTGATGCGAAGGCATCTCTCCTTGTCAACGATACGGGTGGTGATGGTTCACTGTCTTATGATAGTGCGACTGGTGTATTCACATACACGGGGCCATCGTCTAGTGAGGTTCGCGCACACTTTAGTGCTGGCGGAGATATGACATACGACAGTTCAACAGGTCGTTTCTCGATTGATGTTGAACAAATCTACAGTCAAGCAAACTTTGATAGTGATTTTGCGACACGATTACAGACACAAATTGATAGTGCAAGTTTCAATGTTCTGACTGCTCAATCTATTCATACCGACTCAGCATCATTTGATAGCGCGACGATTACAAACCTTGCGAACACTCAGTTCACTGGTTCACAGGCGACTATCGATAGTGCTGATATTACAACTATAAAATCGACCACTGCGACCATCACAAATGCGACAGTTGATAGTGCAACGATTACAAACCTTGCGAACACTCAACTGACAGGAAGTCAGGCAACATTCGACTCTGCGACCATTACGAACATTCGTTTTGATAATGTGGATGCACAGACAACAACTACAATTCGTAACTTGTTCTCTGCATCGGGTGACCTGTCATATGATAGTGCTGCGGGTCAGTTCTCATTTGATGTAGAGAGTGTATACACAAAGGCAAACTTTGACAGTGACCTCGGCGATGCAAATACGGGTCAACTACCTGAAGGAACAAACCTCTATTACACTACTGCAAGAGCGGATAGTGACTTTGATGTAAGACTTGCTACCAAAACAACAACTAATGTTGCAGAGGGAACAAATCTTTACTACACGACAGTTCGCGTAGATTCAGATATTGATGCAGCGTTTGTTGCGAAGTCTACATCTGACCTATCAGAAGGTTCTAATCTTTACTACACTACCGCAAGAGCAGATAGTGACTTTGATATTCGACTCGTTACGAAATCAACCACAGACGTATCTGAAGGAACAAACCTCTATTACACCACAGTAAGAGTTGACTCAGACATTGATGCAGCGTTTGTTACGAAATCAACCACAGACGTATCTGAAGGAACAAACCTCTATTACACCACAGTAAGAGTTGACTCAGACATTGATGCGGCGTTTACTGCCAAGTCTACCTCTGACCTATCAGAAGGTTCTAATCTCTATTACACCACTGCGAGGGCAGACAGTGATGCAAAGGCATCATTGCTTGTAAATGATGCGGGTGGTGATGGGTCACTCATATACGATAGTGCGACTGGTGTATTCACATACACTGGCCCATCTCCATCTGAAGTCAGAGCGCATCTGACCGCAAACAAAGGTTTGTCAGTAACAAATGGTGAATTCAATATTGACTCCGCTAATGTTAAAGGTATGTTCTCTGCGGGCGGAGACCTGATATACAATAGTGGAACTGGTGAGTTCTCAATATCAAGAGCTGAGATTGATTCCGCTGGAGTTAGAGCATTAATATCTGTAACAGATGCTGGCAACGATGGTTCTTTATCATATAACAATTCAACGGGTGTATTCACATACACTGGCCCATCTGCATCTGAAGTAAGAGCGCATCTGACTGGAAATAAAGGTCTCGTATACAACTCATCTACTGGTGAGTTCAATGTGGACTCCGCAAATCTTGTCACACTCTCAAGAAATGCTTTACAATCTGGAACAGGTGTTACATATGATAGTGCTTCTGGTCAAATCAGTATTGGTCAGGCAGTCGGAACGACAAATGATGTCACGTTTGGTAAGGTCACTCAAGATAGTGCGGTATCAAAGGGCATTCGATTTATTCCACAGACCACTGCATTCTCACAGACTGCGGGTTCATTGTATTTCGACTCTGCCCGCGACAAAGGTTTATCGGTTAGACTTAGCACACCACAAAATTCTAATCCAGATGTAAATCTAAACATCGGTCAAGAAATGTTCTTGTATGTGAAAAACGAAACTGGTGCGGCAATCAGCAACGGTGATGCAGTATATATCTCTGGAACTGAAACTGACGGTCACCCGCTTGTCACAAAAGCAAGAGCGAACACCTCTACCACAGGTAAGTCATTCGGTCTTGCGACTATGGATATTCCAAATAACGCGAATGGTTGGGTAACTCGTTACGGTCTGGTTCGTAATGTCAACACAGGTGGTATGACAGAAGGTAATGTTCTGTTCTTGTCTCCTGACTCTGCGGGCGTCGTAACAGAAACAACTGTAACGGTTGATACTGGTTTCCCACAACATATTGGTCGCGTTATTGTCGCTGACTCAAATAACGGTGTTATTCTTGTTGATGGTTCGACCGAACACTTCGGTGACTTGCGTGTTGAGAATAAACTGAAAACGACACAACTCGTAGCAGACTCCGCATCACTTCTGAATGTTCAGTTTGATACAACAACATTCTCTAATCATCAACCATATAGTGAAGGTTTATTGTTCTATGATAATGAACGCAAGAATCTAAACTATTATAATGACATCAATGGACTTCCCATTGAACTGGGCACACAAGAACATCAAAGAGTGTTCAACAACAGTGGTTCGGTAATAAAGAAAGGTTCAGCTCTTTACTTCAGTGGTAACTACACCTCGGGCGCACAAAATGTTCCGACTGTCACACTTTCGGATGCATCTAGTTCTTCTGCATACAACGCACAGGGTCTTGCAGCACACGACATTGCGAACAACAGTTATGGTATGTTGTTGCTACAGGGTCAATTAACCAACGTTAATACTGCAAGTCTAAGTGCTGACCAACAGTTCTTTGTATCTGCCGCAACAGCGGGTGGTATAACAAATACACCTCCAGCATATCCAAACTTCCCGATGTGTATGGGTTGGGTTGTTGTATCTGGTGATTCCGACAACGGTATAATGATGGTCAACCGAGAGAATCACTCGGTCAACTCATTCCGTGTTACACAATCTGCACATATTGGTGCAAACTTACAGGTGGATGGTAACCTTACCATTCTGGGTAGTCAGACCACTGTGGGTCAATCTAATGTGACACAAGGTGCGCCATTCTATCGTCTCAATGAAGGTGATGCGATTGGTGAAGCAGGAACGACATTCGCAGGAACGGGTCTTGACGATGCCTTCTTCTCTGGTCACTTTACAGGGACAGCAGCACAGACCTACTATGTTCGTATTGATGGTGTAGGAACTGGTGCGGGTGGTGTTGATACCTTTGCTGTTGCACTTGGAAATGATAGTGCGTTTGCCTCACCTATACTTACAAAAGTTGTAATCACTGGTAACGCACAGGAAATTCATTCAACTGATAATATTTCGGTTGAGTTCGGTGCAACCACGGGTCACGACTCAGGTGATAGATGGGAAGGTGTTGCGTCACCTGTAAATGTTGATACTGGTTTCTTCACGAATAGAAACACAGGCACATCAGGTGTCGGTTATACCCATATGGGTTTCTACTTTGATATCTCTGACGAGAAATGGAAACTCCTTGATGAGTATGACTCAACACCGACAGGAACTATTAACGCTGCTGACCCTTCATTCAGTCTTGCAACACTGGTTGCAGAAACCTTTGAAGGTAATCTGATTGGTGATGTAACAGGTAAATCCCTCACAACCAATGCCCTTGATTCGGGTCAGGACTTCTCAATTAGTGGTGACATCACCGCTTCGGCCGTATCATTTGACGGAACGAGTAATGTAACACTTAGTGCTGCGATTACGGCTGGTTCAATTGTTAACGCTGACATCAACGCAAGTGCCGCAATTGCTGATACAAAACTCGCAACGATTTCGACTGCGGGTAAGGTTAACAACTCTGCGACTACTGCGACAAACGCGAACACGGGTTCTGCGATTGTTGCTCGTGACGCATCTGGTAACTTTGCTGCGGGAACT